GAAATCGGAATCGAACCCGAACCGGCGCAGGCCGGGCAAGGCCCGGCGGCCTGAGCTAAACTAATCCACCATGGCAACCCAGAAGAAACAACCCGGCAAGAAGAAGGCCCGCCAGCCCAAGTTCCCCGGCCAGCGGGCCCCCAAGACCTCCGCCGCCAAAAAACGCGAGGCCCGGACCTCCACTGGCGGCCTGTCCAGCCGCCGGCCCCCCACGAAGCCTGGAAAGCCCAAAACCCCGAAGGACGACCACCAGGAACTCGAAGCCCGGCTGGAGGCCGCCCTGGCCGCGGCCATCCCCCTCGACCAGCTGGATGCGCCCGACCCCCTCGAGGCCGGCGGAAGCGACCCCGCCGAGAAGCCAGATTGCGCGGGCCAGGCGGAGCCTGGCGGCCTGGAGGAATCTCCTGAGGGGGGAGAAGACAAGCAGCCTGAGCAGGCTGGCTCGAGTGAGATGGCGCAGGCTGGCCAGGAATCTCAGGATGGCGAATCGGCGCAGGCTGGCCAGGGGGCCAGCGAGCCCGAACTTGCGCATGCCGGGCCGGAGGACCCGATGGCCCCTTCCTTTGGCCCCCCCAGGGCCTCGGACCAGCCGGCCTGCCCCCTTGGTCCCCCCCAGGGCTCAACGGAAGAGGGCCCGCGGCCTGCCCCACCCATAGGTCCCCCCCAGGTTACAGGTGGCAGCGGGACCAGCGGGCCCTCGGATACCTATTATATAGGTGGCGGTGGGGATGTCCAGGCGGAGGGTTCCTTGGGGCTGGAGTTGCCGATTGAGGAGGTTGTGAAGCTGGGGGCGGTGGACCCCTTGTTTTTTGGGCGGGTGTTCTTTCCCAAGGCGATGGGGCAGAGGAGCCCGGGGTTTCATCGGGAGGTGATGGAGGCGTTGGTGGCGCCGCAGAATCGGTATGTGGCGGTTGAGGTGTTTCGGGGTGGGGCGAAGACGACACTGCTTAGGGTGTTTACGGCGTTGAGGATTGCGTATGGGTTGAGTCATACGATTTTGTTTGTGTCTGATTCGCAGGCGCATGCGTTGAAGAGTTTGGAGTGGTTGAAGAAGGCGGTGATGTTCAATCGGTTGTTTGCCGAGGTGTTTGGGTTGAGGCCTGGAGTGAGGTGGGCGCTGGAGGATATTGAGATTGTGAGTGAGAGGACTGGGCATACGGCAAGGGTGCTGGCGCTGGGGATTACGGGGCAGATTCGAGGGATTAATATTGATGACCACAGGCCGGACCTCATTGTGGTGGATGATGCGTGCTCGGAGGAGAATGTAGGGACGCCTGAGCAGCGGCAGAAGTTGCAGCAGTTGTTTTTTGGGGCGTTGGAGAAGAGCTTGGTGCCGAGGACGGAGAATCCCCATGCGAAGATGGTGTTGTTGCAGACGCCATTGGATAGGGATGATTTGGTGGAGTGCTGCATGAGGGACCCGCAGTGGTTTAGTTTGAGGTTTGGGTGTTTTGATGAGAGTGGGGAGTCGAGGTGGCCGGAGCGGTTTCCGACTGAGCAGTTGCTGGCGGATAAGGAGGCTCATATTCGGAGGAACCAGTTGAGTCTTTGGATGCGGGAGATGGAGTGCCGGGTTGTTTCCAAGGAGACGAGTTATTTTCGGGCGGAGTGGTTGCGGCATTGGGAGATTTTGCCGGATAGGATGAGTGTGGTGATGGCGATTGACCCGGCGCCGCCTGTGAGCGAGGAGGCCAGGAAGAAAGGGAGGTTAGGGGATTACCAGGTGATTGTGGCTGTAGGGTTTCATCAGGGGAAGGCGTACTTGCTTGAGTATGTGATGAACAGGGACCAGGAGGTTGAGGAGCTGGCTGCTGAGTTTTTCAGGATGGCGGAGAAGTATAGACCAAGGAAGGTGGTGGTTGAGAGTGTGGCGTACCAGAGGACTCTGGCGCGGTATTTGAAAGTCAAGATGCGGGAGGTGGGGAGGTTTGTGCCTGTGATTGAGGTGACTGATAAGAGGAAGAAGAGGGACAGGATTTTGCAGGCGTTGAGTGGCAGGGCGGCGAATGGGGATTTGTATATTCATGCGAGTCATGTGGAGTTTGTGGAGCAGTTTGCGGATTATCCTGATGTGAGGCATGACGATTTGTTGGATGCGGTGGCGATGGCCCTGGACCATTCGGGAGGGGTCGGGCCGGCCGTTGAGGGGGAGTACCTCAGGCTGATTGAGAGGGAGGCTGAGGTGCCGGATTTACCTGACAGTTGGAGGAGGGCGCCGTAATGGCTATTAGTCGCGAGGGGTTGAGGAGAGAGGTTGAGCGCTTGGGGCGTGGGGAGGCCTTTGAGCATTGGGTGAGGGATATTGTGTGCAGGGCTGAGTCTAATGAGATTACGTCGAGTTGGCCGGCGCCTTGGGAGGTTCTTGTGGAGGCCCTGGTGAGGTTGGAGCGGCGAGTGGTTGAGTTGGAGGAGAGGGTTGCGGTGCTTGAGGGTGTTGAGAAGGTTGAGGAGTGATTGAAGATGGCTGGGGTTTACGTGTTGAAGTACGGGAGTGATAAGCATCGGAGGGTGCTGGATGCGCTGCTGGACAGGTTGTATATGAGCCAGCGGCACATGGCTAAGAGGTATTCGGATTGGGCTGACATGGAAGAGCAGTTCATGGCGTATTTGCCGGAGACCGAGGCTGATGCGAAGAGGAGGAAGAAGAGGGAGCAGGGGAAGCCGCAGTACACGACGATTGTGGTGCCGTATAGTTATGCGGTGGCGCTGACGGCGCATACCTATTGGACGAGCGTGTTTCTGTCGAGGAATCCTGTCTTGCAGTTTACTGCGAGGCATGGGGAGACGCAGCAGCAGGTTCAGGCGGTTGAGGCGGTGATGGCTTACCAGGTGCAGCAGGGGATGATGATGGTGCCCTGGTACATTTGGCTGTTGGACCCGGCGAAGTACGGGTTTGGTGTGATTGGGGTGTATTGGGATGAGGAAGAATGGACGGTTGCCGAGATTGTTGAGGAGCCAGATGAGTTCATGGGGGAGGAGCTTGAGGGGACCAGCCGGAAGAAGATTGTGAGGAGGAAGGTTGAGGGGTACAGGGGGAATCGGATTTACAATGTGAGGCCGCAGGATTTCTTTCCTGACCCGAGGGTGCCGTTGTGCCGGATTCAGGATGGGGAGTTTTGTGGAAGGTATGTTGAGGTGGGGTGGAACGACCTCCTGAGGGGGGAGGAGGATGGGAAGTATTTTAATCTTGATGCGCTGGAGCGGGTCCGGTCGTATGGGGTGAGTGACAGGGATAAGGGGAGTAGTCAGAATGAGTTGCCCAATGCGACCGAGGAGGTGGCGCTGGGACCGCCCCGGAGTGAGAAGAAGGGGGCCCGGGAGGACAGGAGGTTTGTCGGGCTACATGAGATTTATGTGGAGTTGGTGCCTCAGGAGTGGGGGCTGGGGGAGTCCAGGCTGCCTGAGAAGTGGGTGTTTACGGTGGCTGAGAAGGAGGTGATTATTGGGGCGCAGCCGCTTGGGTTGTATCATAATAAGTATCCGTTTTTTGTGCAGGAGTATGAGCCGAATGGGTATAACTTGTTTGCAAGGAGTTTGCTTGAGGTGATGCAGCCCATGCAGGATACCCTGACGTGGTTGCTGAATAGTCACCTGCATAATGTGCGGAAGGTGTTGAATGATATGTTTGTGGTTGACCCGAGTCGGGTGGTGATGAAGGATTTGCTGGACCCGACGGAGGGGCGACTGATTCGGCTGAGGGAGGAGTTTTACGGGACGGACCCGCGGGAGGCCATCCATCAGTTGGCGGTGGTGGATGTGACGCAGAATCATTTGAGGGATATGCAGGTGATGACGGACCTCATTCAGAGGGTGAGTGGGGTGACGGATAATATTATGGGGATGTTGGACCCGGGGGGGAGGAAGACGGCGACGGAGGTGCGGACTTCAAGTAGTTTTGGGATTAATAGGTTGAAGACTGTGGCGGAGTACATGAGTGCGATGGGGTGGATGCCCATGGCGCAGGTGCTGTTGCAGCAGACCCAGCAGTTCTATGATGGGGAAGATGTGTTCAGGATTGCGGGGGACCTGGTGGAGGGGCAGGAGCCCTGGGTGAAGGTGACGCCGGATGTGATTGGGGGATTTTATGATTTTGTGCCGGTGGATGGGACGATGCCGGTGGACCGGTTCGCGCAGGCTGAGTTGATTAGGCAGTTTGTGGCGGATGTGGCATCGAACCCGATGATGGCAGGGAGGTTTGATGTGATTGGGCTGTTGAATCATGCGATGCAGCTGTTGGGGGTGAGGAACCTGGGGCAGTTCAGGGTGGAGGTGCAGCCTGAGGAGCAGGTGGCCCAGCAGGTGCAGCAGGGGAATCTGGTTGGATTGGGAGGAGGTGCGCAATGAGGGTTGAGGAGGCAGAGGAGCAGTGGGCCGATGAGGTGGAGATGGCCCAGGAGCTTGTTCGGAGGCTGAGCAAGCTGGTTGAGAGTGAGGATTTCAGGTTTTTCGTGAGGATGTTGGAGAAGCAGGTGGCGGCCCGGGTGGCGAGTTTCGGGAAGCCGGCTGGGGGGCTGGATGGGTTGGTGAGCAGGGAGTTCCTGGCTGGGGAGGTGGCCGGGCTGAGGATTGCGATTGGGTTGGCGCAGGGGTCGCTGGATGCGGCCACTGAGCTGCTTGAGGAAGAGAAGAGGAGGACTGAAGGTGGCGACGAAGAAGGTTGAGGAGAGAGAGCAGGTGGTTGGGCAGGCTGTTGGTGAGGGGGATAACGTTGACCCTGAGGGGTTTGATTTGTCCGATTTGTTTGACGAGGACGAAATTCCTTCTCAGAATGAAGGCGAGGGTGAAGAAGGGAATGAATCCCTTATGCCCCCCCAGGGTTCGGGGGAGGAGCCTGCGGAGGAGTCTGATGAGGGTGGCTCGGAAGGGCAGGCTGGTGAGGAATCCTCCTCTTCTTCCCCTCCCCCCTCAGGAGAGTTGCCGCCGTTGTTGAGTGGTGGTGATGAGGGGGAAGAGAGTCCCAAGGAGTTGACGCCTGAGGAGTTGCAGGCGCAAAGGGAGCAGGCTGCGAAGCAGCTGGAGGAGTATTTTGCAAGGATGATGGAGGGGTCGGATGAGTTTTCGGACCCTCGGGAGGTGCTGCCGAAGGTGCTGGCCCGGAGTTACCTGGACCTTTATGGGTCGGTGATGCAGCAGGTGGAGCAGCAGGTGGTGCCCAGGAGAGTGCAGCAGCAGATGGCTGTGTTGCAGGAGGCGCAGAGGATTGAGATGGCTTTCTACCGGCGGTGGCCGCAGCTGGCTGAGGCGGCCCAGGACCCGGAGAAGCTGAAGGTGATACAGCGGTCGCTGAGGACGTACAGGCAGGCGAACCCGGATGTGCCGGTGGAGCAGGCCATTGAGGAGGCGGGAGCGATGGCTGTGGTTGCGTTGAAGGTTCCTTTGAGGAAGCGCAGTGGTGGTGCTTCCTCGAGGGGGGGTTTCAGGCCGGCGGCGCCTGGGACTTCTTCAAGTGCGGCGCAGGGGCAGCAGGCGCAGGGTTCGGATGAGGACAATGCGTTTGTTGCGATGGCTGAGGAGATGATTGAGGATGGAGAGGTGTGAGTCATGGTTGCAATTGCTGGACTGAGAGGAACGGGGGATTGGGGTACTGATGAGCGCCCCAAGAACTTCCGTGAGATGATTCTTTGGCGTAAGTGATTGCGCCCCGGGTTTGGAGGTGATTGACCTGGGATAACCGCGTGAAATGCTGGGAAGCCCTAAAGCCAGTCGGGCCCAAGAGCGAAAGTTGACTGGATGTAACAATGGGTAATCAGCAGGAGGAGTTCCGAAAGCTGGCGTATGCTGTCGGGTTCTTTCTGGGGGATGGTCACTTATATGTGGCCAGGTCCCGGGGCAGTTTTCAGGTCAGGTTTGAGAAGCCTGATTTGGAGTGCCTTGAGAAGGTGTCCAGGCAGCTGGCCGAGGTTTTTGGCAATGGTGGGACCATTCGGGTGAGACGCAGGGAGGGTAGGGCGCCGGTTGGGTGCCTGATTGTTTGTAGCAGGGATGTTTGGGAGTGGTTGGCCGGTAACACCTTGATGCGGCGAGTTGTTCCCCGGGAGTATTTTGGGGAGGAGCTGGCAGTGCAGAGAGAGGTGTTGGCTGGGCTGATGGACTCGGATGGTTCTGTTGAGAGGAATGGGCGGTATGTCACCGTGAGGTTCACGAATTGTGAGCTGGGGTTGGTGGATGCTGTCAGGGGGTTGGCCAGGAACCTTGGGATTGGCTGCGGGAGTGTGGTGCAGGATTTGCGCCATGCGAGAGTGGGGTACCGGATGACGTTGAATGCGGAGGAGTATTGGCGTCGGGGGTACTTCGTGGCGGCCAGGAAGCAGGAGAGGTTGGAGGCCAGGTTTCGGGATGAATCCTCAGAGACTAGTGGTAGGGCCAAGCGGCTCGAAGTGCGCGGCACGTCTTTGGCGTGAAGATATAGTCCGACCCCCGAGGGAAACTTCGGGGCGGTCCCTGAGGGGGACGGGCCAGGAGGTAGCGGGCCTGGCTGAACGTAGGGAATCCGAATGGCAGTGCGCCGCTGACGGCGCTGATGGCGCGGATGAAGTCGGAGAAGGTGAATGATGTCGAGTTCTCGTGGTGGGAAGAGGAGCTGAATCCGATTCGGGTTCAGGTCGATTCCACCGGGGCGGCGAGCACTTCGACGACCATTGGTCTGACTGCTGGCGGTCTGGATTTGGTGCCAGGTGATGTGCTGCTGGTGGAGAAGGCCGAGACGGTGGCTTATGACAATGAGTTGCTGGAGGTGTCGAGTGTCACCAATGATACGACTATTGTGGTGAAGAGAGGGGCGGCTGGCACTACGGCTGCGGGTATTCCTGCGAGTTCGTACCTGACGAAGATTGGGAATACCTACGAGGAAGGTGGAAGGAGCCCCAGTACTTCGACTCGTAACCCGGTCAAGAAGACCAATTACTGTCAGCTGTTTAAGACGGCTTACAGTATCTCGAAGGTGGCTGCGCTGACTTATGCCCGGACTGGGGACCCGCTGAAGAATGACCGGAAGCGGAAGATGTTTGACCATTCCGTGGCGCTGGAGCTGGCGTGGCTGTTTGGCCGGCCCTACGAGGATACCTCGGGGAATGAGATTAAGTGGTTTACGGGTGGTCTGCGGCATTTCATTACGTCGAATGTGACCATCTTTACCACGACTCCGACTGAGGATACTTTCCTCGATGCGGTGTACCCGGTGTTCGATTATGATGCCGGGAGCGCCGGGAGTGAGCGGCTGGTGCTGGCAGGTAATGGGGCGCTGAATGCCCTGAACAAGCTGGCGCAGCGGTCGAGCTCGACTCGGGTGAACTTCGATGGGGTTGTGCGGACCTATGGTATGGAGTTGCAGCGGTGGATTCTGCCGCAGGGGACTCTGTATGTAAGGACCCATCCGCTGCTGAACGTGCATGGTCGGTACAAGAACTCGATGTTCATTATTGACCCGAGTGCCATCATTTATAGGTATATGCGTGATACTCAGCTGGAGGATAATATCCAGCTGCCTGATGAGGATATCATCAAGGGGCAGTGGCTGACTCACGCTGGCCTGGAAATCCGGCACGAGAAGACCATGGGCTATATAGGCAACTTTACCTATCCGTAATTTGCGGAGGGGTTGGTTGTCCTCTTGGTTGGGGGGAGGGAGCCTTGGGTTCTCTCCCCCTTTTTGATTTGGGAGGTGTGTTGTGAGTAAGGAATTGCGGCTGATGGTAGGGATTCCTAGTACGCAGGAATGGGATGCCGAGTTTGGGATGAGCTTGGTGTTGATGAGTACGTTTATGGGGTTTCCGGTGCCTGGGTTTGATAGGCAGAGTGTGAGGATTCATAACAAGAGGGGGAGTATTTTGGCGCAGATGAGGCAGGAGCTAGTGGAGCAGGCGATGGAGATGGAGGCGACGCATCTGTTGTTTGTGGATTCGGACCAGGTGTTTCCCAAGGATTTGGTGCACAGGATGTTGAGGAGGATGCTGAAGCCGGAGGTGCAGGTGGTGGCTGCGAATGTGGCGACCAAGATGCTGCCGAGTACGCCGACGGCAAGGGGGTTTGACAAGGAGCCGGTTTATACGCTGCCGGAGTCGCAGGGGCTGGAGAAGGTTTGGCGGGTTGGGACTGGCGTGATGATGATTGACATGAGGGTGTTTGAGCGGAGTGGGATGGTTGAGCCGCCCTGGTTTGATGTGAAGTGGAATGCGGAGACTGGGAAGTATGTGGGAGAGGACTGGTATTTTTGCCAGAGGCTTGAGCGGGCTGGAGTGAGTCTTTGGGTGGACCATGATTTGTCCAAGGAGATTGGGCATCGGGGGGTGCTGGCGTATGACCACTCGATGGTTGAGGTTGATGGGAGATATCCCTGGCAGGAGGTAGTTGAGGATGGCGCTGTATGCAGTGGTGAAGAGGAATCCGTATTGGAAGCCGGGTAGTTTTGTTGAGAGCTTTGATGATGGGGTGCAGAAGGTGAGGTTTGTGCGGGAGGATAATCGGCTTAGGATTATTGGGCATGAGGGGCTGGTGCTTCCTATGGAGGAAGTTAGGCCTTTCTTGATGAAGGTGTTGACTCGTGGACTGGACAAGTAGGAGGTGTGTTATGAGCTGCCGGAAGAAGAAGGGACGTAAGGGTAAGATGCCCAAGAAGGGGAAGTAGTTTATGGCTGGCCCGACGATAGAGGGGACCTACACCGCCACTGCGAGCGGTGTTACAACGTGGGATATTACGGGGGTCGTTATTCCCTCGGGTCTCACGGATGGTCTCCTCATCGTCGGGAACAGCTACGAGTATGGGAATAATGGGAACGAATCTAATGTTACTGGGGTGCAGATAGATCCCGGTGGGGCAAATCAGGCGGACTTTACCAAGATTAACAACGCGTCGGTCTTTGGGTCGTATGGGAATGAGTCGAGTCTGTGGTACTTGGCCGATGCGAATATCCCGCCGGCTGGCACTTATACCATCAGGATTACGACCAACCTGCCGAGCGGGTACGCGTACACCGTCTATGCGGCGAGCGGGTGTTATGTGCTGTCTGGAGCAAAGCAGACGGGGATCCCCGATGCGCAAAACACGCAGACCGCGACTAACAGTACGGGGGTCACGACCAGCCTGACGACTGTAGCGGCGGATACTCTGTTGCTGGGCAGTTATTCGCAGGGGGATAACAACGCGCCGACGGCGAACTCGGGGCAGACGGTTAGGTGGGACCTTGCGAGTGGGACCAGCCGAGGGACTAGCTCCTACAAGCAACTGACGAGCGCGGGGGCGGAATCCTTAGGTTATACGCATGCCTCCAGTAATCGGGTGGCGCATGCGATTGCGGCGTTGGCGGCTTCTGGGGCGGCAACCAAGACTATTGTTACCAGTTTGGACTCTTTGGTTCAGAAGCAGGGTGTGTTACTGTCTGCCCAGGCAGATGCTGCGTTGCAGAAGAAGGGGCTGTTGAAAGCTACTTCGTTGGATGCTGCTCTGCTTCGTACTGTGATAAGGGAGACTCAGCTGGACTCTATTGTGAAGGCCGTTGATGTGGCGTTAGTGACCAGTCTTGATGCTGCGTTGCAGAAGAGGGGAGTGAGTTTGCAGACGAGCCTGGACGCGCTGTTGCAGAAGGGTATGTTGAGGCAGACGCAGGTTGATGCGTTGTTGCAGGCGGTAGGGGTTGCAAGACAGGCGTCCTTGGATGCTGCATTGCAGAAGTTGGGTGTTGCTGTTAGCGCGTCTTTGGATGCAGCAGTGCAAAGGGCTGGTGTGAGTGTGGCGACAAGTTTGGATGCGGTGCTGCAGGATAGTGGTGGGGCTACGACAAGGACTGTTAGCACTTTGGTTGATGCGTTGTTGCAGAGGCAGGGTGTAACTGTGAGCACTTCTGTTGATGCTGCGTTGAAGAGGGTGGGGGTTCAGTTGAGTGCGGCGGTGGATGCGGCCTTGCGGAAGGAGGGGTTGAGTTTGCAGGCGCAGGCCGACGCGGTGTTGAAGAAAGTAGTGGGGCTTCAGGCTAATCTTGACTCGGCCTTGATGCGGCAGGGGGTGGTTGTCTCGGCAAGTCTGGATGCTATGCTTAGGCGTGTAGGTATTCTTAAGAGTGTGAGCCTGGATGCCTACTTGATTTTGAGGAGGGTGCTGAGTGTTCAGCTGGATGCGTACTTGGGGAAGGCTGGGATTCTGGTGACGACCAGTCTGGATGCGTTTTTGAGGATTCCGACGGGGCAGTGGAATCCGCGTGGGGGGAGTGTGAGTGGGAGCTGGTCGGGTGATGCTGGAGTTTCTGATGGTTGGGTTGAGGATTCTGGAGTGGGTAATTCCTGGAGTTAGGAGGTGAGAGATGGTTGCGACGGTCAGGATTGTTGAGAAGAACGGTAGTTCTACCAGTCCTACCTTGACGCAGAAGGATGGGGGGACTGTGCGGTTCAAGAATGCGGATGATGCCAATGTGGATACCAACAATCCGATGGTGATTCCGTCGAGTGGCTCTGATTGGAGTTTTGAGAAGTGGCTGCGGTTGGAGATTACTGGTGGGACTTTCACTGAGATTACTAATTTGAAGGTTTATACGGATGGGACCAATAACTTTGGGACTGGTGTGAACCTTTGGATGAAGAATGTGGCGACGTATGCGACGCCGGCTGAAGGGACTGGTAGTACTGGCTACACTGATGCGTTTACTTATACATCGAGCGCTCCGTTGAACCTGGGGGCTGGGCCCTATACGGCGACGGGGGAGATTGGGGACCATGCGGTGCTGCTGTTGGAGGTGCAGAGTACGGCGACGCAGGGGACTCTGCCGGCCGAGACGCTGACGTTCAGTTATGATGAGATTTGAGCATGGATCCGGATATCTATGAGAGGAATGAGACGGCGGATGGCTCCATCCATCTTGTGGGAGATGGGGTGGTACTGACAGTGATGCCGGATGGGGAAACAAGGGCGTTTTCCCGGGTGGCGATGCGGGTAGGGACTGCGGGAAGTGTTGAGGAGAAGACGAGGTGGCTGGTGGGGGAGCTGGATGGAGTCCGGGTGTATGTGCAGGATGGGCATGTGATTTTGACCAAGCGGGACTTGTATCCTTGAGGGCTTGAAAGATGCCGATTGAGAGCGGGAATTACATTGCGGATTTTGTGACGAGTTATCCCCAGGGCGGGGATGACCGGAGCACGTCTGACGACCACCACCGGTTGATTAAGACGTTCGTGAAGAACAGCTTTCCCAATATCAATGGGGCTGTGAATTGTACGCCGGCCGAGCTGAATATCCTGTCGGGAGCGACGATTACCACTGCGCAGCTGAATAGGCTTGGTGGGCTTGGGGGGACTGCCAACCGGGTCGTGCAGACAGATTCAAACGGGAATCTGACAGAAGCAGCGGCCATTACTGCAAATCGGGCGTTGGCGTCCGATGCCAATGGGCTGCCTGTGGCGAGTTCTGTGACAGACACTGAGCTGGGCTATTTGTCTGGGGTGACTAGCGGAGTCCAGGGGCAGATTGACAATGTTGCTGCCAAGGTTGCAGGGAATCTGGTTTATAACAACTGCTTCGATATTGATACGGATGGGGATAATACACCTGACCACTGGCAGTTTGCGGCGTATTCCGGGGGCTCGGGTGCTTTAAGCACGAGTGTGCTGATTGCGGGGTCGAAGACTTTTGGGATTACTTCTACTGATACTGCCAATGGTGGTGGGTATCTGAGGCAGACGCAAGGGGCATATATTCCTGTCGCGCCTGGGGAGCAGTATTTTGCGGCTGTTAGATATAAGGCGACTGGAGCTGGAGTGCGGGTCAGCTTTGGGTTGTACTACTTCGATGGCAATAAGGCGTATATCGGCAGCGCGACTACTACGAGCGAACTAGCGCCTGACACCAATGTTAACCAACTGACTGTATCTGCTACAGTCCCGTCAGGTGCGTATTACGCAGCTGTATATGTAGTACAGCCATCGGGCGGGTCCGCCACAGGGACTGTCTATTTCAGTGATGTGTTTGTAAGAAGGTTAGGATATCCTGACTCTTTGTTAATGCCACCTACATCTGGCACGACTTATGTGCTGAAACCTTTCATGTACGACACTACAGGCATTGGGTTTACTTACAATACCGTCTATTCCACTAGCGCTTTGTACGACTTAAATGCGTCGCTAGGCTGCGTAGTTACTGTTGCAGGAACTATTACTGTTTACTTTCAGCACGCTAGTGAAAGTACAGTTACGGTCTATGCCCGTGTGGTAAAGAACGGTACGCAACTTGTCGAGTTCTCAAAGTCAGGCACATCTTACACTACAAGAACATATGATGTTTCAGTGGCGCCAGGGGACGTGATTCTTGTGCAACAAAGGACGAGCAACTCTTCAAATGGAGCACTTTGGAGGAATGTTGGTATAAGGAGCGGCACCAAAGCTCTTCTTGCTGTTATATAGGAGGACTGCGTGAGCTGGCGAGAGGATGTCAAGAAGGCGCTTGAGCGGGATGAGGGGCGCATTCCGTATGCTTATCAGGATTCTGAGGGGTATTGGACTATTGGTGTTGGGCACCTTATTGATAAGCGCCTTGGTGGTCGGCTTCCTGAGCATATTATTGATGCGTTGCTTGAGTACGATATTGAGTTGGCCATTGCGGAGGCGCGGGCGTTCTTGTGGTTTGAGGAACTAAGTGACGCCAGGAAGGCAGTAATTGTGAACATGATGTTCAATCTTGGATTGAGGAAGTTTAAGGGATTCAAGAGGATGATTGCGGCGCTGGAGAGGGGGGATTATGAGGCCGCGGCTGATGAGATGCTTGATTCTAAGTGGGCTCGTCAGGTTGGGCCGCGGGCGGTGAGACTTGCGCAGCAAATGAGGGCTGGTTGATGAATGGGAATCCGATGAAGTGGTGGCCTCTTGTAATGACGGCGGCGGCTGTCGTGGCGTCGTTCTCGGCGTCGCAGGTGCAGATTGCCGCGAATGAGAAGGCAATTACGAAGTTGCAAAAGAGGGAGGAGAGCCAGATTCGGACCGAGGAGCAGGTGAAGCAACTTAAGAGGGACCTTGAGGAAGTGAAGCAGGCGGTGGATAGAAATAGTCAGAAGTTGGATAGGATTCTCTATGAGATGAGGAGGCAGGCGCGATGAGAGGGGTGTTTCGGACTCCGGTGAGGGAGCAAATCAGGTCCAAGGGCTTTCTGGCGGGATGGGGGCTCATTGGGCTTGGGGTGTTTTTGATGGTGGAAAGGGCTGAATATGGCTCTGGGATTCAGGTGCTGCTGTTTGGCCTGGGGATTTTGGGGCTGAGAGACAAGCTGGGGGAGGGGCAATGAGAGTTGCTGTCTGGGCTGTGGTGGTTTTCTGGGCGACCTGGGCCTTCTATGTCTCGGTGATGGGGCTGAAGGCGACCAGGGACAGGCACAGGGCGAGAGGGCGAGAGGTTCCATGGGCCTTTCGCGCTCTTGCGTATCCCACGCTGGGGCTGTTTGTGATTGTGGATGTGCTGTTTAATGCGGTTTATGGGACGGTGATGTTCCTGGAACTACCGAAGGAGTGGCTGTTTACGGCGAGGGTGTCGAGGTGGAATGACACTGAGGGCTGGAGGGGAGCATTAGCAAGGTGGCTGTGTGAGAACCTGTTAGACCCGGCAGACCCGGACGGGAGGCACTGCTCGTGAATGAGAACTGGGTTTGGCCGGCGATTGCGCTGGCCGCAATGATTGGGGCGGTCCTTGGTTTCAGGGATGCCGGGGCTGAGACTGCCGAGATTGTGTATTCGCAGGCTTGGTGCAAAGCTGCCGGCGGGAAGCACCAGTTTCGGGTTGTGCATCCTGTGACCGGCGAGTTGGTGGGTTGGGCGGATTGTGCGACCAAGACTGAGGTTGTTGAGGTTGAGAAGGAGCGGAAGTGGTACGAGGGGGTTGGGCAGGTTCTGATGTATGCGCAGTATACCGGGTTGAGGCCGAGGTTGGTTTTGGTCGGCAAGCCGTATGGGAGGTATCACTTGCGGGCGCTGAACCTGGTTTATTTGTATCGGCTGCCGATTGAGGTGGAGGTCATTGAGCCATGAGCGACGTGGTGGATTTGGCGGAATGGCGGGAGAAGAAGGAGCGGGAGGATTTCAGTTTTGTGGCGACGTGTGGGGAGTGCGGAGGGCAGCATCTTGTGATTCACATGGATGGGTCGTTGGAGTGCCCGGTGTGTGACAGGCTGCTTCATGCGAAGGTGAGTCTGGAGTTTGAGTGAGATGAGGGTTTGGCTGGTTGTTGCGGTGCTGGTGTATAGCCTGGTGCTGGCTGTGGGAGGCGCCCTGGGCGGGTGGAGTTGGTGCAAATGGAGGACTGAGCGTGGGGTGGCCCAGCAGGTTCTGGATTTGCAGGAGGAGGTGCGGCAGAGGGAGGGGCAGATTGCGGAGATGGCTGTTGCGATGTCGCGGGCGAAGGGTGAGGTGAAGGTGGTGTACCGGGATTTGCGGGAGGAGGCCAGAAGGCATGAGCGTGAAATGGCTGATGTGGAGTGTTTTGGCCCTGTTGATGTTAGGTTGCTCAACGCGGCCGCTCGTGGTGGCGCAGCAGGTGCGGTTTCCTCAGGGGTTGCTGGAGGCGGAGTGTCCTGAGGAGCTGCCGCCCTTGAAGGATGGGCGGAGGAACACTGTGAGGATGACGATGTTGGCTTGGGCTGAGGAGTATCACCTTTGCCGGGTGCAGCTTGAGGCGGCGGTGAAGGCGATGCGGGAGGTGCAGAGTTATGCCGAAGGCCTTTGAAGAGTGTGTACGGAAAGGTGGGCGTGTGAGGACAAAGGACCTTGGCGGTGGGAAGTACATGCGGATTTGCTTTCTGAATGGGAAGAGCTATCCGGGTGAGGTGAAGCGGAAGAAGCGGGGTGGCAAGAAGTGACCCGGGACCAGGCAGTTGACATTATTATGGCCAGGCTGGTCCAGCGGACCGATACGTCCTTGCGTGACAAGATTATTGCGGAGTTGGTAAGGGCGCAGGACCAGCTGGAGCGGGGCAGCTTCCTGCCCTGGTTCCTGTTGTCGGAAAGCTCCGAGACTTCGACGACAGCAGACGAAGAGAGAGTCGGCCTTCCTTCCAATTTCCTGCGGGAGTATGAGGATGGGGCCCTGTACCTGGTAAAGAGTGATGGGAGCTGGAAGGAGCTGGTGAAGGACGACCTCGATGCCTTGAGGGGCCTGTATCCTGACAACTCCAAGACGGGAGAGCCCAGGTACTATTCGCTGACGGGGCAGTATTTCATTTTGAAGCCTGTGCCTGACAAGATTTATCCCCTGCGGATGCGGTACTACAAGCAGGACAGCTCCTTGGCTGGAAGTTATGGGGATTCCAACAACATTGAGAATCAGTGGTTGAGGTATTCTCCGGAGCTGCTGGTTGGGATGGCGGGTGAGGTGATTGCCGGGCAGTATGTGTTCAATGCGCAGCTGGCGCAGCAGTTTGGGCAGATGGCGGCGGCCGCGAGGGTGGCGTTGTATCGGCAGGATGTGGCCCGACAGGAGGTCAACGCGAGCCGGACGATGGGGGATTGAGCGATGGCGATGGTGCCTGTGGAAATGGTGAGTGCGGTGGGGGTGGTCAAGGACCAGCTTCCCCACGAGCTGCCGCCTGAGGCGCTGTCCGATGTGCTGAATGTGCGGTTTGCCGATGGCGCCATCAGGAAGGTCAAGGGGCGCAGCCAACAGTTGGGAACCCCGCAGGTGGCGCCGTTGTGGCTGCTGCCCTGGAACGAGCCCTCGGGGTACAAGTGGATATATGCGGGGACAGCGCAGGTCTGGATGACCACCCTGGGAGGCACTCATACCAACATTACCAGGTACACCACGAACCCAGGGGACAACGATTACACGGCGTCGAGTACGTCCGTGTGGTCCGGGGGGGTGCTCAATGGGGTCCCGATTCTGAATCATGATGGGGGGAGTGATTACCCGCAGAGGTGGAATCCTTCGACCCAGCGGTTGCAGGATTTGGACAACTGGCCGTCAGGTGCCTATTGCCGGATTATTAGGCCGTTTCAGAATTTTTTGGTGGCACTGGACCTGACCGAGGGGGGGACCAGGTATCCGTATCGGGTCAGGTGGTCAGATGTGGCGGACCCGGGGACGGTGCCCGGGAGCTGGAACGAGGCGGACCCGACGACGCTGGCCGGGACCCAGGAGCTGGCGGATACCGCGGGGTATGTGGTCGATGGGCTGGCGTTGGGTCGCAGCTTTGTGATTTACAAGGAGGATTCGATTTACTTGATGACGCCGACTGGGAATTTCGTGTACCCGTTCAGGTTTGACCGGGTGACGACGGTCATGGGCATCCTGGCGCCGAGGTGTGCCAAGGAGTTCAACAAGATGCATTTCCTGGTTGGGAACAATGATATTGTGGTCTTCGATGGCCAGCGGGTGCAGTCGGTGACTCGTTCGAGGGTCAGGCGGTGGTTTTACCAGAACCTGGACCCAGCCTATTCGAGGCGGGTTTTTGTCGTTGCGGATTATGTGTTCCACGAGATGTTGGTGTGCTTCCCGCAGCAGGGAACGACCACCGGGTTTGCCGACACGGCCCTGGTATGGAACTGGGAGGAAGACACCTGGAGTGTGAGGGAATTGCCCAACGTGGCGCACATTGGGTATGGGCAGCTGGACCTCACTGGTGGGGATTCCTTCGATGCCAGTGCCGGGGTGACGTTCGACAACGATACCGGGCCGTTCGGGTTCGGGGGTTTGGACCCTGTGAGCCTGCGGCTGGTGGGGGCCGTCTATGATACCACAAGCCCCAAGCTTTTGTATTTGAGGGATGACAGTTACACCGATGAGGCCGGGAACGCCTATACTTCCAGGGTGGAGCGGTTGGGCCTGGCGGTGGCTGGAAGGGCCCGGAGTGGGGAGCCGAAGGTTGACCCGGCGGCCATCAAGTTCGTGAGAAGGGTGTATCCCAAGGTGAGCTGGTCTGGCGGCACTCCACCGACCTTAAATATCTATGTTGGGGGGCAGGATACGCCTGATGGGTCTGTGACCTGGCAGGGGCCCTTCACCTTCAATCCGGGCAGCCAGGAGTATGTGGATTGCTCGGTGAATGCGAGGTATCTGGCTTGGAGGGTTGAGGATTCCGGGAGTGTTGCGTGGAGGCTTACTGGGTTGGTTTTCGACCTTGATGTGGTGGGGGTGCTGTGAGATGGCGTACCAGGAAGGAGTGGTTCCGCCTGAATATGACCCGGCCTTCTTCCAGGAGCAGCTGGCCCAGATTGCTCAGGAGCTGAGGTTGTACCAGGCCGAGAGAATCAGGTTGATTCCCCAGCCGGTGGCGCCGGACAGGCCGCAGGAGGGGGACGTGGCGAATGCGGATGGGACCAATTGGAACCCGGGGGGCGGCGCCGGGCTGTACCAGTACCTGGGCGGTGCCTGGGTGAAGATGTGAGGGTTTGAAGATGTCTTGGGCTCCTGCTGTAGCTTCTATTGTAGGGGGTGTCCTCAGTTACATGGGCGCCCGGAAGTCGGCCAAGGCTGCGCAGGCCTTGGGGAATCGGACGACGACGGTGGTGAACATGCCGCCGGCGTTCCAGATTCCCTATATCAAGCGGGTATTCAGTGAGGCGGAGAAGCAGTTTGAGGCGCCGGGGTCCATTGTGGCTGGGTTCACGCCGGACCAGCTGGTGGGCCAGGCACTGGCCCGGTATGCCGCGCTCAATGTCATTCCGCAGCAGCTGGACCAGGCGGCTGGCAGCCTTGGGTTTCTGTTGGACCCGGCGATGCTGGACCCCAACAGCAATCCCTACCTGGCCGGGGCGGTTCAGGCCACGGTCTCTCCGCTGTATGAGAACCTGGTGCGGAATGTGCTGCCCAGCATTACCTCGGGAGCGGTGGCCACCGGGAATGTGGGAAGCAGCCGGCAGGGCATTGCCCAGGGGCTGGCCATCTCCGAGACGCAAAGGCGGGCCGGGGATGCGACCAGTCGGCTGCTGGCGCAGACCTATTCGGAGGGCTTGCGGAGGATGCTGGGCGGGTTGCAGCTGGCGCCCAGTATCATTGGGCTGAATCTGCTGCCGGCGGAGACGCTGAGCCAGATTGGGTTGCAGCAGCAGAAGCAGCGGCAGGCGGAGCTGGACGAGCCGTTCACCAGGTTGCAGCGGTTTGCCTCGTTTGTACGGAACCCGGTGGGAAGCACCGGGACCAGGGTTGGGCCGCCGTTACCGTCACCCAACCCGGTACTGTCCGGGATTGGTGGGGCGCTGGCCGGCTTCCAGCTCTACAAGCAGTTCAGCGACCTGTTCAGTACGAAGGGGTCTGGTGGTGAAGGGGGTTATGACCCCTATGATGACTTCTACTATGGTGAGTGACGATGCCTGAGTTTCCGACGGATGTGCCCCTGCCTGCGGTGCCGGATATGCTGGCACCGGCGGCGATTCCCCTCGCAGAGCCAGCCCAGGTGCCGACCATTCCTCCCATCGACCCTGGGCAACTGCCGGCGGTGTCGGCTGTGGTGCCGCAGGAGGGGGCCCCTGAAAACTTCCTGGGCCTGACGCCGGCCGAGACCTACCAACTGGCCGCGAGCCTGATGCAGCCCTTGCAGCCCAACCAGAATCCGGTGGCGCTGGGCCTGGCGGCTCTGAGCCAGGGGCTGGGGCAGGCCGGGCAGCGCAAGGAGAAGGAGCGCAAGGAGAGGATGCAGGCCCGCCAGCAGCTGGCCCAGGAGCAGCTGAACCGCGACCGGCTGGAGCTTCTCAAGCAGCAGCACGCCGAGCGGATGGCCGTGCTGCGCAAGCAGCTGGAGGCCCTGAAGGCCAAGACCAAGAACGAGAACATTCTGGGGAAGAAGGACAAGGCCAAGCTGTTCAAGGAAATCATGGACCGCACCGTGGAGATGTTGCAGGCGGCGGACCCCACGGGCCGAGTGAACATGGGGGCGGCCGACCTCCTGGCCCGGCAGCAGTTCAATTCGCTGCTGGTTTCTGTTGGGGAGGAGCCGTCGCTGGTGCCCATGCCGAAAGCGACCATCAATGCCATGGCCCAGGACATGGTGAGTCCTGACCCGCAGGTGCGCAAGCGGGCCATGCGCCGGCTGGATGCGGCCGCCAGCATCTACACGCCGGAGTCGCTGGACGAGGTGAGAGACCTGGCTGTGCAGCTGGCCGAGGAAGCCCCCCCTCCTCCCCCTCCCCCCTCAGGAGGTGGCCTGGAGCCTGAGGATGTTACCGAGCTGGCCAGGCGGGTGGAGAAGGAGGAGAAGGTCAGGGCGGAGGAGAAGGCCCGGCGCGAGGAAATTAATCGGTTGGCGGGAGCGGCCTCGGACCTGGTCTCCAGAATCAATGCCGGGGGTGTGCCTGCCAGTGTCAAGGGGGCGAGCAAGTTCGTGGAGAGGGCGCAGAAGATTCTGGCTGCGGGCAAGGGCAAGGACTTTCCTGGGAAGTCGGCCCTGATTGCCCAGGTGAAGAGGGTTCTGGCCAAGCACCCCGAGCTGCGCCAGAAGCTGGTGAGCGAGAAACAGAAGAAGGCGACGCGGGAAGCTCTTGAGGCGTTTTGAGGAATGGCGGCCAATGAGATACAGACCCTGGATGCTCTGGCGGACGCTCTTTACGGGCCGCTGGAGGAGGAAGGGAGCTTCGTGCCCCCGGACCTGGAGGCGCTTGACCAGGCCGCGGAGTGGATGTACGGGCCGCTGGAGCAGCCCGAGGAAGAGGACCAGGGGGAGTTTTCCAAGGGGCTAGAGCGAGGGATTCTTCAGACTCGGGCGGCCTTCCACGCTGCGGGCGCGGCGCTGGGCGATGTGCTGGGGCTGGAGGAGTTCACCCGGAATCGGGTGGCCGACTACGAGCGGCTGGTGGCCGAGGCCGAAGCGGTCGGAGCGCCTGAAGTTGGTCGAATCGAGGACATCGACTCGCCAGGGAAATTCGTGGCCTGGGCGGCGAACCTGCTGGGCGAGCAGGTGCCCTTCATTGCTTCCCTCGTGGCCTCGTTCGGGGCCGGTGCCATCATTAGCAGGTTGGTTGGGCGGGGGCTGGTCAAGGCCGGAACGGCCGTGGCCCTGGCCAATGCCGCCCAGAAGTGGGGCGGGCTGGGCGCTGCTACAACCACCTCTGTTGCTCTTGGCACTGGGGAGGTGGCCGGCGAGCGGATTGATGAGGGCCTGGAGCTTGGGGGCGGCTCTGCCCTGGCCTTCGGCGCTGCCATCGGTGCGCTGGACATCGTGACCCCCGCGGCCGTGGCTGCCCGGTTCGGGCTCAAGCTGCCTGTGGCCAAGAAGCTGATTGAGCGGCTGCACACCAATCTGAGGGACAAGACCCTGTTGCAGCGGATGGGCCTGACGGCCGGTCTGGGTGCCACGGGCGAGGCCGTGACCGAGTCATTGCAGGAAATCCTGGGCATCACGGCTCGGCAGGTGGTCGATGAGAACTACGATTTCTGGGGCGAGGAGCAGGCTTCCCGGGTGCTGAACGCCGCCGCAGGCGGCGCCTTCCTTGGCTTCTTCTTTGGCGGCCTGGCCGGAATACGAGGAGGAGGCGGGGAAGGTGCTAGTGGCGGAGAGGGTACAGCGCCTGCGCCTGAGGTTGAAGGGGGTCCTTCTCCTGAGGGGGGAGGTGGGGCCGCAACGCCGTCTCCTGAGGGGGGAGGAACCCCACCTTCTGCTGCCGAAGAAACTACTCCCGAGGCTGTTGAGGAAACCCCACCCGAGACCGAGCCGCTGGGTGAGCGGGCCGAGGAGGCTGGGGCTGCTGAGGCTGGGCCGGCCGAGATTCCTGTGGTTGAGGGGTTCGGGCAGGAGACCTTGAGGGATGCCTACAGAAATTCGGTGGAGGTGTTTACGCCCTCGGGAGTCGAGGTGGTTGACTTGCCGGCGGCAGAAGAGGTCGAGGCGGTTAGCCTGGAGGAGGACCCCAGGTTCCAGGAGTTGAGGGCCAGGCGGGAGGAGCTGCTGAGAAGGCCGACGAGCTACACCAAGAAGGGGTTTTTGCGCAAGGGGGTGGCGCAGCAGCTGGCCGAGATTGAGCAGGAGATTGAGCGGCTGGCCCTGGAGTTCGGGGAGCCGGGCGTGGCTGAGTTCCTGAGTCCGCTGCCGACCGAAGAGGCTGTGGTGGAGCGTGACCTCTCGGCGTTGAAGCCCGGGGAGCGGAAGATTCTGGCCCGGCTGGAGGAGAAGGACAAGGTCGAGGGGCTGAGTGCCGAGGAGGCCGAGAAGCTGGAGCGGCTGCTGGCCAAGATTGAGGGTGAGCCGCCACTGAAAAGAAGGCCGGCGGATGAGGCGGCGCTCAAGGAGATTGAGCGGGAGGTCGATGAGCAGATTGCCAGGAGTCGGGTCCGGGCCCGCAAGGGCAGGGGCCGCAAGAGCAACCTGGTAGCCGAGATTGAGGAGCTGTTTGAGGAGGGGCCGCTGTACGCGGGAAGGCGTGGGGGCCGGCGTGGTGGAATTACTGCCGATGAGTTTTTTGAGGCGGTGGGCGAGAAGCGGTTTCCCGTGGAGGGCCGGCTCAAGCTGGTGGCCACGGCGGCCCAGCTTCCTTCCAGGATGTTGCAGCGGGTGGCGGCCAAGCGGGTTGGCAAGGGCTTCCTCCCTGAGGCGATTTACGACCCCAAGAGCCGGACCACCTGGTTCATTCTGGACCGGATTGAGTCGAAGGAGCGGGCGCTGGCGCTGTACCTGCACGAGGTGATGGTGCACAACGGGCTGCGGATGCTGCCCAAGGCAGAGCGCAAGGCGATTCTTGAGGCGATTGTCAGGGATATGCCCGGGGCGGTGGAGGCCATGGCCAAGTCCCGCGGCATGAAGGTCAAGGGCAACGAGATTGAGCTGGCCGAGGAGGTACTGGCCGAGCTGGCCGAGCTGGGGGATTACGAGCTGCCGGTGTGGAAGAAGGTGCTGGCAGTGCTTCGGGAATGGGTGCGCAAGGTCTTCGGGCTCAAGCTCAATGAGGATGATTTGCGGTTCTTCCTGAGCGGCCTGGAGAGGAGGTTGCGGGCCATGCCGGGCGAGGGCATGGCGGTGAACACCGAGAGGCTGCTGGACCCGCAGTACCTGTTTGCGGCCAGAAGCCCCGAGGAAGTCAAGAAGGTGACGACCCGGTTGATGCGGGGGCTGCCGGACAAGGAGCGGTTCACCAAGGCCGAAGTGCTGATGTATTTGAACAAGGTGTCGGCATCCAAGGCGGAGCGGGCGCTGGTGGAGGCTGTCCTTGCTGACCATCCCGAGCGGACCATTTTCAGGAAGGAGCTGGAGCAGGGGATTCGGTCCAGGCTGGTGCCCTTCGAGGTGGTGTACGACCTTGGGCGCAGTACTCGGACGTACAAGGATGCGCATGTGGACAGGTTGCCGCCCTCGGTTCAGGCCGGCGAGCCCGTGATTCGGACCCTGGAGTTTCGGGATGGGACCCGGGTGCCTGTTGGGGCCCTGCATTGGGACAACCCCCGGTATGCGGCGCACACTAGGTCGATGGAGACCGAGGATGGGTCGGTCTGGGTCTTCGAGGTCCAGAGTGACATTGTGCAGCGGGGTGCCAGAATCAAGAGTACCAAGGGGTTCAGCCAGGTCCGTGCGCATGAAACCGCGGCGGCGGCCAGCGAAGTTGTGAAGGAGGCCTCCAAGGCGGTCAATGCGCTCAATACCGAGCTGGGTGCCGAGAGCCGGGTGGTTGCGGAGCTGACCCCGAAGTTCGAGCGGTTGATGGAGCTGTCGGGGACTCGGGTCAAGAACCAGGCGCTGCTGGAGCAGTTGCTTGAGGCGCAGGGGCCCCTGGCCACTCTCAAGGCGGTGGATGAGATTTTCAAGGAGGCCCGCAAGATTGAGGTCGATGCGACCAAGGACTTCCATGCTTACGATTTCGTGGAGGCGGTCGGGAAGAAATGGGACCTGTTTGCCAAGGATATTTGGCAGCGGATGATTCAGGAGGAGGTGGCCTGGCTGGCCACCCAGGGCAAGAGCACCTACAACCTGGCTTCTCCCGAACTGGTGGCCAAGGTCCACGAGGGATTCATCGAGAAGCGGCCGCTGGCCCGCTACAAGAAGATTTGGGAGTGGGTGCAGAACAGGTATCCCGAGGGCCAGATTATCAAGGATGAAATGGGCAATGAGTGGTACAGCATCCCGCTGGAGGAGCAGGAGCAGGACGTTCACCTGTACTTTGCTGGCCGAGTAACGACGCCCGAGGCGATGGATGCAGAGGCCCTGGGCGCTGACCGGGCGACGGTGGGTCGGGTTGAGGGCCTGGCCCGGGTGTGGAAGAACAAGCTCCTGTTGGGGGTGCTGACCTGGCCCCAGATTGCCAAGAAATTCAAGCTGCCGTTGGTTGACCAGTATGTGGAGCAGTTGACGCAGTGGAATGCGACCTTCACGGATTACCTGGAGGAGACTGAGTTTGTGCTGGAGCAGGCACGGAAACTGGGCAAGAAGCAGGAGCAGGCCCTGTGGATGAGCCTCATCGACATCACGCTGGAGAGTGATGAGCTGCACAAGGCCGGCGAAATCAGAAGGCTGACGCCGAGGGAGCGCGAAAAGATTTACGCCAAGCATGGGTTGGGGCTTGAAGGCCGTAAGATTGTGAACATGCTTCTGGGGGGTGGAGGATTCCAGGGGCTGTTCCCCCGTGTTCTGGATGCGTTGGAGTCCGGGCAGATGCTGTCTGCGGCCATGAAAGTCATCAAGGATGAGGGTAAGGCCCGGCGGTTCGTGGTGGAGTGGAACATCAAGACGGCAATGGACGGTACGCCGTTGAGCCATCGTGAGGTGCAGATGCGCAGGGATGCCCTGCTCGAAGTGCTGAGTATTCCTGAGGAGGTCAAGGAGGATTTGGCGGTGCAGCTGGGCCGCATCGAGGAGGATTTCAGGGTTCTGAGGAACAAGGACTATTTCCCACTGACTCGGTTTGGCAAGTACACGGTGACGGTCAAGGCGCCCGTCAACGGTATGGTGCATGATGGGCAGGCCTACGCCGAGGGCGACACCGTCGGATTCTGGACTTTCGAGAATCCGAAGGAGGCCGAACTGTGGATGAAGTCGGCCGAAGTGCAGAAGATGGTGAAGAATGGTGGCATTGCCTCGTTGGGCGAGCTGCTGGAGAAGGAGTACGAGTTCATGGGGTTGCCGCCCAGCATCTTCGAGGCACTGACCAAGGATGTTGCGCTGTCAGAGGAGCAGAGAAACCAGATTAGGCAGAACCTGCTCAAGCAGACCCCGGGCAAGTCGTTCGTCCAGCACATGATTCACAGGAAGGGGGTCAAGGGCTTCTCGCTCGACGGGCGCCGGGCGTTCACCCTGTATATGCAGAGTGCGGCCAAGATGGTTGCCCGGTTGCAGTGGCAGCAGCCCATGAAGAATACCATCAGCCGGCTGGTGGAGCAGCGGCAGATTTACGCCGAGAAGTTGGGGGATACCCGGGAGGTGGATGCCCTCATCAATGCCATGCGCAAGCATCAGGAGTACATCTTCAACCCGGGCAATGAGCTGGCCTCGCTGCGAGCGTTGGGTTTCTTGTGGTACCTGGGCTTCAATATCAAGAGCGCGCTTGTCAACTTTACGCAGGTGCCGCTGGTGACTTACCCCTGGCTGGCCACCCGCTACGGTTTCAAGGATTCGTTCAAGGCGATTTCCAGGGCGATTCCGCTGGCCACCGCGGCCATGAACCGCGAGAAGCTGGCGCAGAGGCTGCCCGAGGACCTGAGCAGTGCGATTGCGAGGGGAATCCGGGAGGGCTTCCTGGACGAGGCGCTGGCCACCGAGATTGCGGCGGTGGTCAACGGGCCGCTGGTGGAGCGGGTGCTGCCCACGGACAAGTTCAACCGGGTGACAGCCCAGCTCAGCTACTATGGGGCCCTGCCCTTCCGCGTGACGGAGAAGCTAAGTCGTCGGGTCGCGTTTATAGCCGCCTTCGAGCTGGCCAAGTCCCGGGGGGCGACTTACGAGCAGGCCTTCGAGGTAGCCAAGAACGCGGTAAGAAGCACCCTGTTCGAGTATGCCAAGTGGGCGCGGCCGGCCTTCATGCGCGGGAAGAAGAGCGTGTTCTTCCTGTTCTGGACATTCATGCAGCACATGGCATTTGTGCTGTTCGGTGGGGAGGGGGCCAAAACAGCACTGCTGGTGTGGCTGGGGCTGTTTGTGTCGGCTGGCATCCAGGGGCTGCCCTTTGCCGAGAACCTGATGGACCTGTTCGACTGGAGCGCCACCCGGGTCAAGAAGGCCCTGGGCTCCAGGGACCCCCATACCGACGTGAGGCTGGCGATTCGGGAGTGGCTGACCACGTTCACGGACAACCCAGACATCTTCATGCATGGGCTGAGCCGGTACTACGGGCTGGGGCCGCTGCACCTGCTCAACTCGGTAGGAATCCCTGTGCCCAATGTGGACATCTCCGGGTCGATTTCGCTTGGCCGGATGCTGCCCGGAACCCAGGAGCTGTTCGGGCCGGCAACCTCTGTTGATGAGAAGGCAGGGCGGACCATCATCGACCTGATGGGGCCGGTGGCCGGCATCCCGTACATGTTCTTCAAGGCGGTAGGCGACGACAACCCCGACAGCTGGAAGCGGTGGGAGCGGGCCATGCCCTCGGCCATGAAGGCGGCGAATCGGGCCTGGCGCTTGTACGAGCGGGAGGCCGAGGAGTTCAAGGGCGGTGGCGTGGTAGTGCCCTTCGACCCCTATGACTCCCAGCACATGGCCGAGCTGATTGCCCAGGCCTTCGGCTTCACGCCCACGCGGCTGAACCAGCGCTACGAGCTGCGAGCGCACCAGGAGGACCTCAAGGAGTTCTACCTGAGTTGGCGCAAGCGCCTGCTCATGCAGTACGAGTACGTGACCCGGGTCAGGGACCCCGAGGGCCTCAAGGACGTGCGCGAGGCCATCCGCCAGTTCAACCAGGCTGTGCCCCACTTCAAGCTGCGGCTGACGCCCAAGGTACTCCAGCGCAGCGTCGAGGAGCGCCGGCGGCGGGCCCGGGCTCGGGAGACCGGCATCCCGGTGGAGAAGGGCCTGGTGCCGGTGGCCGCCGAGGTCAAGAGGGCGTTTCCCGAAGTTCAGACTTCCCCTTGAAGCGGCGCTCGGCGATGTCGTAGGCGCCGTGAATCAGCTCGCTGGTCAGACGCACGGCTGAGTGCAGGCTGGCTGCATAATCATCGCTACCCAGGAAGGCGGCCAGCTCCTTCTCCAGGCACTCCGGGCAGGCCCTGGAACCCCTGGCGGTATTGTTGCAGCCGTCCACGGAGCACTGGCCATAGGTGCTGGCTCCCGGATACCGGGGATACTGGTAGAGCAGGTCGGAAATCATGCGGTCGAGCTTGGCTGCCATCTTCAGGTTCATGGCGTCTCCTCCTCTGTGATTTCAAGGTAGCGGGTGGGACCGGCCACCTTGAGCTTGACCAGGTTGGCCTTGAGGGCCGACTGGATGATGGTGTTGAACTCCCTCTCGCTGAGGCGCAGGGCGCTGAACACCTCCCGGTACAGGACACTCATCTCGATGGTCTTCCTGGCTCGGATGCGGTCCAGGATGTCCTGGGCGTGGTTCATGGAGCCCCTGACCTGGAAGCGCTGGAAGACCTTGGGCAACTTCTCTTCGACTTCCCGCAGCATGGCATCGGCCCGAACCAGGTGCTCAGCAGTGATAGTCATGGCATCAGACTCCGAAGCTGCGAGGACCATGGCCAGCTTGTGCAAGTGCGTCTGCTTGCGCTCCAGGTATCCAGAGGTCTTGAGGTCGAACCTGAGGGTGCTTGTAGGGGCTGCCGCCTGGAGGTCCTCGTACCATTTGCGGCCCCATTCCACCGCCTCCGGCGTCAGCGAATAGGGGCCTTTGAGGGTCTTGGCGATGTGCTTGAGGTCCCCAATGAGTTTGGCCCTGAGCGTCTCATGGCCCTTGGGCACACTGAGCCCTGGATAGGCCTCGAAATGCCGCTTGGCATCCGCATACAGAAAAATGCACCTTGAAATGAATCCGCCTGTGATGGCAATGGCCTGGAGGTTGTCGGCAATCCATGTCGGCGTGGTTGCCGCAAGAATGTTAATCCAGGGATTCTCGATGAGGTCCTCGCCCTGGGTCTTGGTGGATTTGCGGGTGATGCCAGGCCGCCCATCCCACAAGTCCACCAGCACGTCGTAGGCCTTGGGCTCGTCCTTGTCCAACAAGGTCCCCAGCTCGCTGATAGTCAGGGTGACGCATGACATGGGCAGGTAGGAGCCATCCTCCAGGCGGACGTGCTCTGTGATGCCAGCCATCTCTTGCATGAGGGCCTGCCAGGTGGTCGAGTCGGGCCCGAAGTTGAGGCCTGGCACCTGGCTCAGGAGGTCCTTGGCAATGCCAATGGCAGTGGACTTGGCCACAGTCCCTGGGGGGGCCACAAGCACAATATAGAAATTGGGCAACCACTTGAAATAGAACTGGTCTATCCATACCCGCCTTCTTAAGACTGCGGCGATGGTGCCGACACCCACCCACAGGTGCATGTGGGCCGGCGTCTCGGAGATGGCCGTATACTCCAGGTAGGTCTCCAGCCAGTTACGGCAACTTCTCGGCATCCGCCCAACTCCCCTCAGAGATTTTGGCCTCCACCCCAATAATCAGGGGGTCGTCGTAGGGCACAGGCACCTTCATGCACTCGACGATTTCAGGAACCAGCCCGAGCACCCGGCCCTTGGGCACCTGACATACGACGGAATCGTGAATCTGGCCCAGCAGCTGCACCTCGGGCAGCCTGTCGTGGATTGCCTTGAGCCCCCGGTTGGTCACGCAGGCCACCGTGCTCTGGCCGACCCACGCCAGGGCCTGCGGCAACAGATGTTCAATCCGGTCGAAGTAGTACCGCCGGTAGCCAAACCGGTTCGTCACCATCCGCTCGGTCTCAAGAAGATGCTGGGTCCTGCGATGCCACTCCCGGATGCCGGGGTGCGCCGAGAACCACCGGTTGATGATGTCCTCGGCTTCCTTCACAGTCAATCCCAGGGTGGCTGCCAGGGTGCGAGCCGCCACCCCATAGTTCATGGCATGGCAGGCCGCCTTGGCCAGCTTCCTGTGATATTCGGTGGCCCTGGGGCCGAAGATGGCCCGAGCATTGACCCAATGGATGTCTTCGCCCTCGCGCAGGGCCTGCTTCAATTCCTCGTCGTCGGCCTCCCAGACCACCACCTGGAGGTCTGCCCGCTCCAGGTCGCACTCCACCAGCACGTAGCCCTCGTCCGGGTACACCAGGGTCTTGAAGGCCGGCGGCAGGTTCTGGGCGTTGAGGCCCATGCCAAAGGCATTCTCCGAGGAGCTGAACCTGTAGGTCTCAGTCCCATGAATCTTGAACTCGCACCGCAGCCGTCCATCCGGGTCATCCCTCGCCTCCAGGAAGGTGCTTTTCAGAGTACCCAGCTCCCGGTATTTCTTGATGCGGGAGCAGATGGGCCGAAGCAGCGGCTCCTTCTTGCTGATGCGCTCCAGGGCCTCGGCATCCACCGTAGGATTTCCCGTCTTCCTGTTGATGTAGGGTTTGATGCCCATGTCCTCGTAAAACAGCTTCATGAGTTTCTGCGGGCTCCTGGGATTGAACTCAGGGTCCTCGGTGGCCTTGACCAGGTACGCCAGAATCTCGTCCATCTCGGCCTGCACCGCCTCATTGAACTTCTTGCGCTTGGAGTTGTGCAGCCGCAGGCCCCGGAACATCATTTCGAGGACCGGGGCCTGAAGGCCCATCTGGAACTCGAACAGTTCCCACAGGCCCATGGACCTCAACGAGTCGGATAGCACCGGGTACAGGCGCCAGGTATTGATGCAGTCCAGGCCATTGTAGAGCCAGAGCTGGTGGTCCTGCTCCCGGCCCATATACTTCCAGAACTGGTAGTCCTCCAGGTACAGCGAAGCCATGAAGGCCAGGGACTTGGGCAGGCCCACGAACGCCACATGATGCGCAAGCATGGTGTCGAAATGACAGCGGGGCTTGATACCCCACCTCGCCGCCAGGAACTGCATGTCATAGACGAAATTCTGGCCGATGATGTAGGCCTTGGGATGCTCCAGAATGGCCTTGAGCCTGCGGACCAGCGAAATCTCTTCTTCTTCGGACCACAGGTTGGGATAGTTGGTCGAGCTGAAGGGAATGACTATTGCGTCCCGGTCCGACCACGCAAGCCCAATGCACTCGATGAAGGTTTTGCCTCGGGTCTCCAGGTCAACAGCAATCTCCACTTGTGGCCGATGCCGTAGGGCAGCTTCGACAAGGTCAAGACAAAGATTGGCTTCCTCATAAGTCTCTCCTATTCTCACGTTGGGTTCAGGTGCAGGATGGCGCTTGGCGGGGTCCACCCAGGCGCAGGCCCGCATGAGGTCCCGCACCGCGATATACCTCATGCTCCATTGCCTGAGAATGGCCGCCGGATGGTACGTCGGAAACACGGTCCGCTTGCCGAACCGCTCAAGGGCCTGCATCCGCGAGCCCCGCCAATCGCCGATTTTCACCTGGCCGGTCAGGGCCCACAGCGCCGTAGCGCCCAGGGCAATAATCACATCAGGGTCAGTCTTCCTGACCTCATGCTCCAGGAGGTCCAGGCCCTCGATGACAGGCTTGTCCGGCCACCTCCCATTGAGATATACCCCGCAATTGTTGTGCCTTGTCCCAAAGAACTTGGAGATGTCGTTGCGGGGCGGCTGCACGTGGCAGACATTGGTAATCCGCACATCCTCGAAGCCGTTGAGCCTGTGGTCCGTGGGCTTGAACCCCGCCTGCAAAAGCATCCTTCGCAGCTCATGCCCAGAGGCCCCGATGAAAGGGCGGCCCTGCTCAACCTCCTGGGCGCCGGGCGCCTCCCCTACAATCAGCACCCTGGCAGGTTGCGGCCCCTCCGCATAGTATCTCTTCATTCTTCTTCATTCTCCCCCTGCAACTGTTCTTCGATGTCTTGGGCAATCTCCTTGTAATCGGCAGGCTCCCTGTCCGCCAGCTCCGCAGCCAAATCCTCCCCATGCTTGCACTCCTCCATGAGCTTCTTGATGGAGGCCGGCGTCCTCCACCTCTCCTTGGGATAAACGCCAACAGCCGCCGGATACTTGGCGTTGTAGTCCCTGATTTTGGCAACGGCATTCTGGGTGTAACGGCTCAGGCCCTCCCATTCCTCCTCCAGGCAGAACAGAAGCTCCCGAATCATCCGCTCCCGCTGGTAGAACCTCCACAGCCTGAGACACGCCAGCCTCAGCAGCCTTCTGGTGGACATGTGCCGGCGGCTGCCCAGCCACATGTTGACCGTGCTCCGGCCCCGAGGCGTCTTCCAGTCCTGGGGCCAGACCTCGCTCAACACCGCCTTGCGGCCCTCGACCGGCAGCCTGTGCAGGTACGCCGAGGACATGAGCACGTAGGCCAGGTCCTTCCGCATATTGATATCTTCGAGGTCCAGGACCTCGTGCAACTTGTACAATTCCTGAAGGGCGTCCTCGACCTTGGCCAAATCCTCCACCTTGCTCAGGGAGGCCATAGCCTCCAGAAGCAGGGCCCGAATGGTCCGCCACCCATACATCACTTCAACCCAAGCAACTTGTCAGCAGAAATCCCGAGCTTTCGGCCCAGCTTGTACAAGCTCGCCACATCAGGCGCCGAGAGGTTGTTGCACCAACGCCACATGACAGCCACATCAACCCCAGCAGCCCGCGCCGCCTCGGCCATATTGAGCCCCCTCCGACTCAACTCCTTGCGAAGATTAACAGAGAAATCCCTGCGAATAGCATCCTTCGACTTCTGTCTCATTTCGATTCCTCTCGCATTGGCACGATTTCAGGCTCTCTCATCGTAAAGGGGAATGCAATCGGCACGCTTGACTTTTCTGTTACATATAATCCCCCATCGGAATCCTTGAATATCCGGCCCTGAGCCCAATAAGCCTCCCCATCCTGTTTGAAAATCTCGCTGCATCTTCGGTGCTGGTACAGCCCCTCTGCCACTTCAATCCAATCTTCGGGCTTGTCTTCCAGCGGAGTCAATGGCTTGTACGAAGCCAATCTCTTAAACAGTTCAATAGTAATACTTGCCGAGGCACCACTATGGCCTTGCCTCGAAAAAACCTCAATCAATTCCAATACAGCCTTATAGAGCATTCCCCCATAATCAGAATCGGGTTCATGCAAACCTGCCAACTCAAGCTCCCGTTTCGCATGCGCAACCAAATCACTTTCATCAGGCATCCCTACTCCCCCCGTTCAAGTTCAAACAGCTCTGTGTACTCCTCCGAGTGTACTCCTCCGAGTAACACACCAACTCAGTTCCATGGCACAACCCTATCTTGATGTTATACATAGGGTCGGGCGCGAAGTCTTTGTGTGGCACAGGAAACCTGAAATGCGGGCACCAAACTCCACAATAGTCGTGGCCCGGAGAGAACGGGCAAAACAGATTTATCTCCTTGCCATCCAGAACCCGTATCAGATGCCCGGCCGCATCAATCTTGTACTTCCCGATAACCATGCCGCCATCCTTCTACAATACCTTGTACACAAGGTACACTTCGGGGGCAAACAGCCCAACAACTGAAAAGCAAAAACTCTTGAATCCGAAAATCAGTATGACCCCTGCCACCATGCTCAACAGGGCTCCAAACGTGGATGACCAAAGCTCATTGTCCCTTTGGTAATTCATCTGACATTTCTTTCTTTTGTCTTCATCCTGAATAAGCTCCCAATTGGAAATCCAGTAAGCTACTTGCAGGAACCTTGCCCCTATCGCAAGCAGCAGCACTCCACCAACAAAATATGAAATAATATTGAACACCATCTCTGTATAAAGGTACTGGTAGGCAACCTCTATGGCAGTTTCATGATATTCCTCTACTACCTTCTCTACCAGGTCAAGATATCCAACCAATTTGTCAGACAAATCGCTCACATCAGCCATCGCCGGCCTCCTCCCAAGCCATCGAATCCCTTTACTAGACCTCCTTCTCGGGTTGAAAGGGTGCAGCTCCCGGGGATGGAGCCGGTCAGGTGGGGTCCCCGGAGTTTAGGGCCGCTGCTCACCCGGGCAGTTTAGAGTGGTGCCCAGCACTCCTCCCCCCTCAGGAGTTCATCACAGGGCGCTGACCCCCGAGACCTCCTCGTACACGATTTCGGAGTCGTTCTTGTCGGGCCGGTGCTTGACCCGCACCCGGGCGCTCTGGCCCACCAGCTGCGACGGGCTCCAGGGCTGGCCCGGGGCGTTCTGGCCCACGGCGGCCCGCAGCTTGCCCAGCTGGATGTTCTTGCCCTTTCCGAAATCGAGGTCGCCGGCCTCGGTCAGGTCGAGCCACACGGTCTGGCGCACCTGGGAGCGGGGCCGGCCAATCTCCCCCTCCAGCTCAGGGTGCTCGATATCCCACCGCACCTCCATGAAGGCAGTGCCCTTGGGCGTCGAGCCCGGATTGATGTCGGCAATGACTCCAACATATTCGCCTTCGGGCAGCGGCACCCGGCGGGTATCCAGCTGACCCTCATATTCAGTGTGCAGGAAAGTGTCCGGATCGAAAGTGCTCATTCTCTACTCACCTCGTTACAGTTTCACGTTTGCAGTTCCAGTGTTACTCGCTTCAGCTCTACTCTTCTCTCCGCTACCGTCTACCTCCGCTTACTCCAGTGGTCCAGAATCTGTACGAAGGAAGGCTCAAGCTCAGTCGAAAGCCTGAGGTTCCTGGCCTTCAGCTCCACGTTGCCGGCGGCAGTGTTCCACACGAACTTGGAGCCCTGCCGGTCACACAACACCACGTCTGAAAAGAACCTGGGCAGCCTGGGAGCCAACTTCCTCCCGAGGGTCGAGGCCATGAGCTGCACCCTTCCCGAAACCTCATCCCGCTCAGGCTCGAGGTGCGCCGTCAGCACGAAATGACACTGAGTCGAAGTGCACAGCCGCTGAATCAGGCGCTCCAGGTTGTCCATGGCCACGCCCCAATCGGCCTGCGACTTGGTCGGCTTGGAGCCCACCACGAGGTCCATGGCCATCACATTGAGGCCCGACAGCGAATCGACCACGAAGGCCCGGTCGGACCCCCACGAATCCACGGCCCCGAACGACTCCCCGCACCGGTCACAAGTGAAATCGGCGCAGGTCTCCAGCACCTCAATGAACTGGTTGTACTTGGTCTTGTTAATTCCCGGCAGCTTGGCCAGCGCCTCAAAACTCAACGAATTAATCTTCTTCGCGCTGTCAATCATTTCGGCCCAGCCCGTGTTGGCCGGCGGAATATAGTGATAATGCAGCCCACTGGCACAAGGAATATCGCCAATGACCTCCATACCAGGCTCAGTGAACAAGACGAACACATCCATGATGTCGTCGTGGTCAAGCAAAGTCCTGATGCAATGGGTCTTGCCTGAGCCCGTGGGCCCCAGCAGCATCACATTGACACCAGGAAGGGACCTTACAGCCCCCATTCTCGCAACAGTCGCTTCACTCATGGGCGGTTTCCTCGGCTTCAATGGTTTCAGTTCCGGTGATGGGGTCCCAGTGGCCCTTGACGTAGTTGCCCTTGACCCAGTTCTGGGGCTCCTGGGTGCTGCACAGGTCCTTGTAGGGGCACCCACTGTAAGCAGAGCAGGCCGAGCCAAACGCCCGCTTGAACACGTGGGTCAGGTAGGCATCATCCGCCCGATGCCACAGGCTCACGCAGGCATCGTAGTAGAAGAGCATGTCGGCAATCTCGGACTGGAGCTGGTCCCACCACAGGTCCACCAGCCACTGGGGCCGATAGGTCATCACCTGCTCATGCCCATGGCTGTACTTCAGGATGCTGACACCCCGAACCAGCACTCCGGTCACGTTGTACCCGTAGTCCAGGGCCGCCTTGACGTACCCGGTGAATTGGCCCCTGAGGTCCCACTGCCGGCGCCAGGGCTGGCCCAGCCTCTGGGCAGTCTTGTCGTCCACTACCCACAGGGTCCCCCCCAGGTTCCCAATCATGTCGAACCTCCCCGCGTACAGGATGGTATCACTCGTCTCGGGATGCTTGGCGGTGGTCTCCAGGGCAAACGAAAACTCCAGGCCCTTGTCCGCCGAGAAGATGGTGGTCATGGGTACCAGGGTATCGGTCTCCAGCGGCCAGGCCTCCGACAGGGCATAGTCCAGGGCGCACAGCAGGTTCTCGCAGGTCTTGGGGTGCCCCTCGGGCGGCTCATACTCCCCATAGGACTTGATGAGGGCCTTGGCCCCAATCCCGATGGCCTCGTCCTGCGAAGCCTCGAACAGGTAGAAGGCCCTCCGGGCAGCCTCCATGCCGGCGGCAAACGCCTTCCCCGCATGGAGGTCCACCGAGACGCCCAGCGGCATCCACCCAAAGATGTACCTCCAGGCGAACTGCATGGGGCAGGCCGCCCAGGTCTCCCGCATGGAGGCATCAATTACCTTGGGAAAGCTGGGCTTGAACAGGCTGAAAGGCGGAATGTCCTTGTGGGACACTGAAATCACTGACATGACCGGCTCCTCCTCAACTAATCAATTGAATGGTTAAGCTGTTTGGGCCTTCCTGACCACATCCTTCAGGCTCACCGCGACCCTGTCGATGAGCCTGGGCACTGCCGGCCTTACCACCAGGACATTATCCTTGACTTCCATCCTGATGTTCTCGGCGGCCAGCAGCAGCTTCAGGTCCTTGCACTCCTGCCGGATGACCCTCCGGTAGGTATACAACTCGAACCTGAGGTTCACCGCCTCGCGGTGGTCCCGACACTCAATCTCAACCACGCTGTCGGCGCCCTTGATGAACAGCTTGGCAAATACCTTGGGATACGCCTCGAGTTTCTTGGGCCTTGGCATCCTACTCTCCGTCCTTCGTATCCACCTTGGTCTTCTTCCTGGCCAGCTCAGCCCGGGCAACCCGATACTTCCGAATTGCCTGAGCCAGTTCCTCAGGTTTCGGGTCCTCGCCAGCCAGAATCGCCCGCCTGAAGTCAATCAGCTCCTGCTGAATCTTGAAAAACTCTTCCGATACAGGCATTTCAATTCCTCCTATACCATGTGGTTAAAAGAGCGCCGGGGCGGGGGCAAACCCAGGGTCAGGCTCCACACTCCAGCAGGGTGCTGGGCCGCCCCGGCGTGCCTAACACAGGCTATCACCACAGGCGAAGTCAAGGTTAGCCCCTTTGTCCCCACTTGTCAAGTCGTCGGGTGGCAAGGTAAGTCGTCGGGTGGCAACGTTGGTCGGGCCGCACCAGCACCGGCGCCCTCGCATCCGCCTGCATCCGCGCCAAATACTCTCTCCGGTACGCCACGCACTCCTCGAAGCTCCCTCGAAACAACACAATCCCGCCCCTACAGGACAGGTAGTACGGCACCAGCACAACGTGCCTTACCTCACCCCCATGCACGACACGTTCCAAAAACATCCCAAACCCTCAAAACCTGGGCGGCGGGACATAACCGCGCCTGAATCTGTCGATCCACTCCTCGATGGCCTCTACGCGCTCCTCCAATGTCATAGCTTCCCGCCTTCTCCTCAACTCCTCCTTGCGAATGGCCTCCTCCCGCTCAGCGCACTGCGCGCATTTCCCATCGACATGCTGAGTTTTGGCCTCGCATAACACGCAATACTCGGTCGCAACGTATGCCATAACAGCAATCTCCAGACCCTTACCCCCTCAATTCCAACTCGACAAGTTTAGCCAGCGGACCCTTAGCCCGACAATGCACCAACGCCTGCATTATCCTTGCGTCGTTCGCTTCCGAAGCAAGTATTTCAAACCGCATGCTCCAATGCCTTATCTTACTGATTCTTAGCCCTCTAAGAATCTTCCAATCCTCATCAGTCCACAGATACCACATTTCTGCCAGCCCAACATCGAGGGGCGTATTCCTAACCCTGTCAGGCAATCTCGAATAATCAAACATTTCACCCCTCCTCCCGAAACAATCTCTTGGCCACAGCCTTCACGTTGGCAGCAGCCCTTGGCCGCATCTTGCTACTTTGAACCACTAGAATCCTGCGCTTCCCCGCTTCATCCTCCAGAACCACCTTGATATGCCCGCCTTGAGTCCGAGGCTTAATCCCAACCGCCCTAATTCCTTCCTCCCGCTCCAACTCCTCCAGTAACTCCCAGACCTCCCGGGGAAGGCTCTTTTTCCGTATCGGTTTCATGCCCGTTTCTTCTCCTCCGCCCGGACCGCCTCAATCAAACATCCCAAACACCCCTTAACCGAAGTCTCCAGGCCTGGGACAATCCATGCGCTGACCCCGGCATGGCGCGGGCACGGCTCGCCCAACCCCTGCGCCACGACGGTCCGGGCACCCTCATCCCACTGTTGCCAAAGCATACTCATCAACAGCAGCAACTTCTCCCCCTCTGACTCACACATATAGAGTCGATGGAGAACATCAGCCGCCATCTTCTCCCAATAACTTCTGTCCCGGCTCACATCTCCTCCTCAGTTAATACAGACCTGAATCCCGGGCAACTCCTGGGCGAAGGGGCCGAACAGTACCGCACTTCCTCCACCTTCTCCCCATCCCTGTTAAACCTTTGGTGGAAGTGCCGGCATCCCTTCCGGCACCATTCGGCCCGCTGCACCACCTGCGCCCAAGCCTTCCGGGCCACGCACCCCCCAGCCAACAGCCTATGCGGGCCGGGATAAGCGGAACAGCTACACCAAAGCACTTACTTGTCCCACCTAATCGCCCACGCCTCCCTGCGAACCAACCAATTCCCCCCAGAATAAATCTCGACATCGAAGTTGGGCAAAGTCCCATTCCGCAACAACGTCAACAGCTCACTCCCATCCTTCACCTGAACGATGTTATTCGCAATGCAAAGCTGCATTGCAGCTCCCGCCCCCATCGGCGTATCCACCTCCGCCCCGTTATCTGTATCGGAACAAATACCGCCATCGGAGACCCAAATCCGGGGCTCAGGGTTACTCGCCAGCCACCAAAGGGCCTGAATGTCGCATCCATTTCCCCCACCAAACTTCCCCCAAGCCTTCGTGATACTCTCCTCCGTGAGGATCTTTCCATCCTTCGCCAACAGAATAAACCTGCTCTTACCACCGGCGCTGTTGTAGGCAATCACATTAGCGCGGGGCATCATCTCCATCACCCTCTTGAACATATCAATGGACCAGTGCATGGAGCCCGATACGTCAATGGCAATACTCCCGACATCCTTGGCCTGCGGCCTCTTCTTCTTGGTCAGGAAAACCTTACGGTCAATCCCAATTCGGTGCATCCCCAACGGATGCACCCCGGACTCCGTGTACCTCCTGTCCCGCACCTCCGCCAGCCTCGGATTATCCTGCATCGGGAACTTGAGCAAGGGCACTTCCGCATCCCCCCAATCATGCCCGTACTCCCGCATCCTCTTCAGCAGCTCCCGAAGACTCGTGGCCTCAACCACCAGATTCACGCCGGTCTGCGGATTCCAAAGCGGCCCGTCATTTCCCTCCTCAGCCGCCTGCTTCAACCCGGGAGGAACCTTTCCCAGACCCCCCGAGTATTCCTCATCGGCAGCCTCCGCAAAGGCTCCCTCGGACTCCAACATCTTCAGCCGGTCAGCCGCCTTCTTCCCAAGCCCCTTGACAATCTTAACCTCCAGCTTCTTCTCACTCCCCCTGTCAAGCTCCATAGGGGTCTCCACACCCTCAGGGCACTTTCCCCCCTTCCTCTTAATCTTCTCGCCCTCAGGGACCACGGAATCCCAAAATTCCTCGTACAGCCACCGAGTCACCTCAAGAGTCCGCTGGTAATCCAACGGTGCACCGTCAGCCCACAGCCGCTGAGCCGCTTCCTTGACCAACCTCCCCAACTCCGGCGGCAGATAATGCGGAACCTCCCGGGACACCGGCGCATCCCAGCCCGACAGCCCCATCGCCACCAGCACCGCCCCAGTCAACGGCATATCACCACGCTTCACTTCCCTGTAATAAGTCTTGGTGGCCTTCTGAGCCACCTGCAACCCCTTAATCCCCAAGTCAAGCTCGGCAGGGGTGGGCGTCGGCCTGACTCGGGCCACCCGCGCCAGCAGGCTGTTCACCCGCATATCCTCCACGCCCATGAGGAACAACTGCGCCACCTTGTCCCCCTTGAACTCCTCCGGGAGCACCGGCCCCTCCATGGGGCTCCACTTCAGATGCGCCATCTCATGGTAAAAATCCCATCCCCGTCCCCTCTCATGGGAAACAATTGCCATAGTCCGGGTATCCAGCATGGCCGTCCCACGCTTCAGCTCCCACTCCCGCTCCTTCTCATCAATCAGCTCAGGATACATTTCACTTCCCCTCGTTATTACCAGCTCTCAACGCCCAAGCAAGCACCCCTCCGGGGCCAAACACCGAAGTCAGCGGATTCACAATAGGCTCCACCTCCTCAGTAACCTGTTGCTTGAAATACTCAAACCCCTGTCCCCTCAGGCTCACCTTAGCCAGTCCCTTCCTCTCCAACTCCTTGAGCACCAGCGTCCCGGAAATATACGAATATCCCCAGGCCAGATTCCCGCACTTGCTCACATCAACCTCTGGATTCCTTTCCTGACACAGCCGAATCAGCATGTTAATCACCCCGCCCCCGGGATAATCCTCAATCCGAGTCTTTCCCGGATTAATAGTTACATCACGCCCGCCAAGAGCCAACAACACATTCTCCCCGGTCTTACTAAATACCCGCTTTGCCTCCTCCGGGAAATTCTCCATGAGAAAAACCAACTCCAAAATATTGTTATCCTTGGCCTTTACGCCATCCCGGGAGAACGCCCACATATACCACAACACAATCAGAATCCCCTCCCGAATCTTACCCTCCTCCTTGCACTTCACCAGCCCATCCTTGACCATATCATTGAGGACAGCCATCGCCACCTCGTAACCCCACCGGGACGACCACCGGAACGAAGACGGCTTCCATCCCTTAACCAACTTCACCCCAATCTGCCCAGCCTTCCGAATCCAATCATCCGGCACATTCTCCCATCCTTCCTTGCGGGCCTTCGCCGAAATATTCACCAGCAGGCCCAGCCAATACTCCAAATCCACAACCCACACAGCCCCTTTCTTGGCCCTCGGAAACGTGAATACCGCATAAACCACCCCGAAAGCCACCCCAATCAAAACCATAACGATGAAATAGGCCCACCGATATTCAGGCATAAGCCCATTCGCCTGAAACACCCATTCCGCCAGACATGCAGCCACATAGGCCCAAATCATCAGGGCTACCCAGGGCCGGCCCAAGGCCCACCAGAAAGTCCCATTCTCCGCCACCCTCAAGGCAGCAGCTTCTACCCCGATACGACGGACTGGACGGGGGAAATTCCTCAGGATGTACCGAGAATCAATGGGACTCCCAACAATCCCCAACTTCGCACCCCTCTCACAGAACCACTCAACAATTTTGTTGTATATCCGAATGAACATGACTTATACCTCCGCCTCTAGTGAAAAAGTGCCCTTGCGGAGAACGACCGGGCCAGCCGGGGAACCATCAGGGTCTCCGCTCCCTGGGGCGGGGTTCTTACCGCTTCACCTCAACCACGGTGTACTTGTCCGCATTGGCGGAAAACTCGCACCCCGCCACCTCGAACTGGTAGCTCGGGGCATCGGGGCCGGTCCACCGAACCACCCGAATCGGCTCCTGCGCACACGGCAGGGGCTCCACCCCGTGCTGAGTCCCGAAGTAGTACGGGGCACCGATGAACGCCGCCGCCATGGTCAGACCCTTCAGAATCACACCCAACTCAACCATCTTCTTCTCCTCCACGATACGCCAGGCACTCAAGCCCCGCCCGGCTTGGGGCACCCCAGATCCGCTAAACCCAGTCCAGCAGGTCCAGAATCCCATCAATCTCCTTCCGATACCTCCTCACCTTCTTGTTGGAAGACCCCAACAAATTCTCCAAATCCTCCGCCAAACCCCTCACCGAATTGTTCACCCCCAAAATCGGGACAACCCTCCGGTAATAATTCAACGACACCCCAGGCCTCACCCTCGCCCCATCCGCATCACACGCATTGGCCATAATCGCCTCAACATGCACATGACACAGCATAAAATCCTTCAAAGCCCTGAAAACCCCCCTCTTCTCCAGACTCTCAATGGTCTCCCTACAGGTAGAGACCCCCAATCTCACATCCCTCTCATCCTTCGCCCCATGCAGCAGCACAACAGCTGCGCTCATGGCCTCGCTAACCGCCCCGGCCTTGGTCAGCTCCTCCTCCAAATCCGCGGCCAAAGCCATCACCGCACCCATAAAAAACTCTGCCACAGCCACAGGCGCCTCACTCTTGTGCCCCCATCCAAACCTGTGCCGCCCCTCCAAAATCATCTTGCGAATCCCCTCCGCAAGCTCCACCTTGGACTTCTTCTCAACCTTCAACCCCTCAGTCTCCTCCATCAAAAACTGAGTAACCTCAGGGCTCAACTTCTTAATCTGGGCGGGGTCCAACCCAGGATGCTCCTCCTTCAACCACTTCCCACTCTCAGCCACCATCTCTCAAACTCCTCCCAAAACATCCAGCGCATCCAAAATATCCCCCTTGTACTCCTTCACCAAGGGATCTCCCACAAGTATCGTCAGCTTGTCCTCCAACGCCCGCAGCGACTCATAAATCCCCAACATCGGGGCAACCATCCTGTAATACTCAATCCCCGGCCCCACTAGCTCCTGCTTCTTCTCAGCAGTAGCAAGCAACAACTCCACATCCCTATGCACATAAACCGCGTTCACGATAATGTCTATCGCATCCCCCTTATCCAGCTCCTCCACACCAGCCTTGATAGCTTCAACCGCCCCCTTCCTTCTCTCTTCACCAACCTCCTTCATCCCCGCCAGACGCGCAGCAGCCAGCGTCACCTCGACTCCCTGCCCTACCTCCTTGAGCACCTGAGACAAATCCCAGCACAACGAGGAAACCAGCCCCATCATGAACGCAACCACAGGATTCGGCGTCACTCCCTCACGCCCCCATCCAAACCTCTCAGCCCCGGTCTCAAGCCCCCTGCCCAGCTTCCCCAACGTGCTAAGCACAGTATCCTTCTTCGTGTCTATGCCCAGCACAAGAGACGTAAAGAACTCCTTGGCCTCTTCATCCATCTCCTTCAGGGCTGCCGGCCCATCATGAATGTCAATCATCTTTGCACCTCCTGAGGGGGGAGGGAGGGGAAAGAACTCCCCTCCCTCATCCATCACTTGTTCCCAGCCGGGGCCAGAGCCAACAGAATCGACTCCCGCAGCCCTTCCCACTTGTCCCGGAACACCGACGGGCCGGCGGCATCCACCTCAGCACCCCGGCACAGCAGCTCCCAGAACGCCAGCCACTGTCGCACGGTAATCCGCCGCTCCCCACTCAGGTCCATGGTCCGCTTCACCAGCTTCCGCATCTCCTTGGGAAACAGCTCCAGCACTGCCGGATTCGTCTTGTCCACATGAATCTGCACCGGGAACCTGTCCTGCAACGGCTCCGGCAGCATCCCCGGCTCCCCATTCATGGTCCCGAACACCCGAAACTCGGAATGGGGCCGCACCGTCTCCCCAGTAGGCAGGGTCAGAATCGCCGTCTTGGGGTCATCCAGCAGCACAAACAGGAAGCTCAGCACCTCGGGCGAGGCCCGGTTAATCTCATTGAGCACCAGATTGGCGCCCTCCCGCCAGGCCCGAATCGCCGGCCCGTCCTGCCACACAAACTCATTCCCCTTGGGAATGTAGTGGCCCCGCAGCTCCGCCTCCGGCATGTCCTCCGTCAGCGTCACCGAGTAGGTCGGCTTGTCTCCCCCGATGTAGCTGGCGATATGCGTCTTGCCCGTGGCCGGCGGCCCATACAGCAACGCCCGCCGGGCAGACCTCAGCACCGCCGCCACCAAATCCCAGCACCCCAGGTCCGGGGGAGGCGCACCCGGGTCCGGCACCGGAATCACGCTCTTCTCGCCCGTGGCAGCCACCGCCTCATACACCACAGAACCCTTCTGTTCTGCCGCGCTCTCCGACATCTTCTTCTCCTCTTTCACCATCAAAAACAACAAGTTACGACAGGACGCTGAGCCCGATGCCCACCATCCCCTGGTCGGTAAGGGGCAAAAACCCCTTCCCGAACTCCGTCAAAGCCCCATCCCGGGCCACAACCCCCAGGCCAGTCACCACCAGCCCGGGCTTCTCCTCATCCCCATCCTTCAGCGGAGGCACCATCTCCCCCATCAGCAGAATCTCCTCTCCCTTGTTCGTCCCCGCCGACAGGAACACATGCGGAGTCCTCAGCGTGTAGGTCGCCTCCACATTCATCTCCATAATCTTCTTTCCCACAGCCAACGACTTGCTCTGGTCATTGGCCTCCTTCTCCCACATCTCCTCCAGCTCCTGAATCTGGGCCTCCGTAAAGAACTCCTCCAACCTTCTCCTCTGGTACGAAGTCCCAAACACCGTTCTCAAATCCGTCCCCGACACCCACGATCCCACAGCCCAAATCTCCATCCCGGCCACCAGCCACTGAACCTCCCTCCGCCAGTCCTTCGCCATGTAAATCGACTCGGTGGCGAACGAATCCGAATCCGGCGTCGAGAACGTCCAAACCGACCGGGCCATCGAACCATCCTCCCTCGCCTTGGCTCCAAGCACCAAAGGCCGCATCCCCCTCTGCGACACCAGACTCAGCAGCCCCTTCCAGTCCTCCAGCCCCACCTCATCCAGGTGGCCCCCCAGCCCGGGCTGGCTCACCATCTCAGGAACCACCACATCCTCCAGGAACGAATGAAGAACCTTCCCAGCCCCATTCAGAATCTTCATCATTCCCTCTTTCCCTTCGGCAGCCGAGACATACAGCCCCTTCTTCTCCATCTCCCTCAGGGAAATCACCGACACCGTGCCAACGAAATCCCCGAAATCCATCCGCTCCTTCGTCACCTCAACACTCATCTGTTCCACCTCCCCAAGGTCTCCAAACCGGGCGCGCGCAGCGCCGCAACGTGGGGCAATTTTGGCCCGCCGCGCCGCGCTTGTCAACCCGCAAAATTTCACACGCAAAATCAAGCGCTTGCGCGCGCTGGCACGCCGCTTGCACTCAACCCCCCAGGATACAAGAAGATACCGGCCAGTTCTCAGCAAATCCCTGCACAATCACCCCAAATCCCTATCCGGCTCCACCCTATCCTCCTCTCTCACCTCAACCCCGGCCTCAGCCAGCGCCTGCTCCAACGGCTGTGCCAAATGCCAATCCCGGCACGAATGGAAATTCACCACCCACTCACCCCCATCCTGATGAATCGACACCGAAATCTGCTTGGCCCCATAAACCAAATCCCTTTGCTTCTCCCTTACAAGCGCCGCCACGAAGTGATACCACATGGTCCTCAACTGATACGCCTCCTTCTTCTGGGGAAACCTCACCTCAATCCCCTCAGGCGTAACACCCTTCCCCAACCTCGCCAAGGTAAAAAACGTGGTCGGATAAGTATTCAGCGGCCTCCTCTTGTACCCAGCCATGAGACAGCCCTCCCGAAAAATTAGCCGTTTTTTCCCAAACCCACTACTAGGGTACTACTCCAAGCAGAAATCCCCTAAAAATCACTTACGCCTACCCCAATCAGCCAAATCTCCTACTCACCCCAGAAATCCAGAAACCCAATTTATTCTTAACCATGCCCCTCTCCCTCATCTCCTCAACACTCAAACACCTCCTGGAACCATCCCTAAACTCCCCAACCCTATGCAAATCAAACGCATAGGTCGAATTAAAGTACTCCCCACAAGCCCCACACTGACACCTATCACCCCTCAACTTCACAACTCACCTCCCAAAACCCTAGAGTTAAACGCCGTTGGCACTGGGAGTTTCCCAGTAAGTCAACGAAAATGCAACCCCCCGCTTGTGTGTATATATTTCTGCGCCCAAATAATGCTCTAAGAGAGATATAAATATAAAAGGAATCTTTGACGAATCAGCAATTAGTACCCACTAACTTCGAGCCAACTCCAAGATACTCGACCAAAAAACTCAGGTATTTTACAACATCGCGCAGGGGGGCATAAATACACACAAGCACCCCCCTCCCAAAACCCCACCTTGCTGCGAAACTCCCACTACCAACAGCCTTTAAACTTAGGGGGCTGAAGCCCCCTAAGTTTAAAAAACAACAACTTAGAAATTGGCGGGGCTAGTTGGCGGGGCTAGCGCCCCGCCAAACAAAAATTTCAAAAATGAAATTGTGGCCCTAACGGGTGGCCCTAACGGGCCACAAAGATTGCACAGGGCAAGTCCAAAGGCTTACCCCGAACTGGCGCGGGGTGGGCCTGACGGCCCACAAAGCCAAAATTGCGCAGGCAAGCCCCAGATGGCGCAGGCAAGCCGGAGGCTTGCGCCGTGGCCCTGACGGCCCACAAAAATATCCCCCAACTTCCTCCCCCCTCAGGAGAACTCCCCGGGTGGCAACTCCACGGGTGGCAACCCAGCCCGACGCCAGCGGGCCAACCGCTTGACCCGCGTATGCCAGCCGTGCGACAATATGCCCCGTGCGCTGCGCCCCGTTGGGCGCCGGCGCGCCCAACCAAACAAACCAACATGGAGACCCAAAAAATGCACCACGAAGACACCGAATGGAAAGAACTCAAGTAACCCAATGTTCCACGTGAAACAATGGAGGAACCAACCAGTGAGTCCGAAACCCCTCTACACCGACACCATGAGCACCCTCACCATCTGGGAATACCAGAACCACTACGTGGTCCGGGAGGGCGAAAGCCCGGTGGCATGCTTCCGCCACCTCTCCGCCGCCCTCGACTACATGCTCGACAACGCCAAAGGCGAAATTTCGCCAGTACCTTCGGCACTGGCGAACCCTCAAGCCCTGGCCCAAGGCGAGATTCTGTCGGAATCGCCCCACGGCGTCCTGTTGGTCAAGTGGGACGACGGATGGATGTCCGTCCTGAAACGAACCGCCAAGGGAGCCTATACGGAACTGGAACGGTTCGGGCCTGAGGATGAATCCCTGGCCCTTAGCACCTACCTCGGCGCCTGCCTCGAAGCTGAAATGGCCAACACCGCCCACTAAGCCCGCGAGATTGCGCAGGCAACCCTGCGGGTTGCAGGTGTCAAGAGCCTACAGGTGGCAAAATTGGGCCATCCGGTTGGGTCAACGGCTTGACCCATCGGGCTGGATGGGCGATAATATGCATCGCGGCCCCGGGCATGAACGTCCCCCATGTCCGGCGCCTATCAAGATTGGGGACACAATAGACGGAGGCTATAGCCATGAGCCAACAGGCACAGCGCGTTAGCGACAACATCACCGTGACCGCCCGAGGGGACACCCTCACGGTCACAATCAAGCTCGGAGAAGGCGAGCCCAGCGGCTCCGGCAAGTCGCTGGTTTTCGCCTCGACCCGGGGTAACCAGCCCATCAGCACGCCCAAGGGCGTGATGCGCCTTGGGCTGAACCTATACCAGCCCAACGGCTGATAGCACAGGGCGGGAGCCGAAGCTCCCGCCCTTTTCTTCAACCCAATCAAGGAGTTAGCCATGCCATTCAACCCCTTCGCCGACCATCCCGCCCGCCAGCACCTTGAGGCCGCCGCCCAGGCGGCCAGCGCCTGCACCGCCTCAATCGCCAAGGCCCTGCAAGCCGGGGGGTAGCCACCCCCCTTTTATAAGGAGGGGGTCCCACCTCACATCACCACACACCCGACTCCAAAAAATTTCCAAAACAAAACCCCACAAGTTGTAGGGCTATAAACTTGAGCTTCCCCCCAACCCCAAGCTAAACTCTCCCCCAACCACCAAACCACCAAGGAGCCAAGGAGCCCGCAATGCCCACCAACAACCAGGCCCTCAAAGCCACCCACACGCGAATAATCACTTGGCTCCTCACCAACCCCGGCCGGCCCCTGACCGCCTGCGCCCGCGACCTCGACATCCCCGCGGAAACCCTCTACCGCATCACCTCCACCGACGCCTTCCGCGACGCCCTGGCCCGCGAAACCTCCCAGTTGTTAGAAACCCTCGAAACCCGCCTCGAACAAATCGCCACCCTGGCCCTCGACCGCCTGGCCGAAGTCCTCTCAACCACCAACGACCCCCGCCTAATCCTCGACGCCATGAAAGCTTTGTTTGGGGCTATCGCCCCAAACAAAAAAGACCTCGACCCCTCCAAACCCTCAGAACCAGCCCGCCACCTCCACCTCCACGTGGACCCCTCAACAATCCACGAAGCAAGAATGTTGTTTGGGACTGGCGCCCCAAACAACATAAAAGAGCTGACGGGGGCCCAAGCCGAAGGCTTGGCTGCGCCTGTTGAAAGAGACTCCGATGACTAATCGCTACACCCGCGGCCTCCACTACGAGGCAGCAGCCCTGGCCCGGCTGCGCCACCTCATCTCGGAAAACTCCTGGGGCCTGCTCCTCGAGCACCCCCGCCTGGGCCCCCTTGAGCCCGACGCCCTCTGGCGCCCCCCTCAGAAATTCGGCCCGCCCATCCTCATCGAAATCAAAATCCGGACCTGCCCCGAGGCCCCCCTCCAGCTCGCGGCCTACCGCAACCTCTACCCCCTGCCCGCCCGCCAACTCCTTATTACATCAAGCCACGACCCGCTGGCCCTGCCGCCCGACGCCAACTACACCCTCCTGGACACCCTCCATCCCCTGAAGGTCCCGCCAGATGGCTTTGCGGTGTGGATTTACAACCCCCGGGGCTCCGCCCCGGGCAGCGCAGGCTTCGAACCCGAACCGGCGCAAGGCAGCGGCGAAATGGCGCAATCCGAAATCGGAATCGAACCCGAACCGGCGCAGGCCGGGCAAGGCCCGGCGGCCTGAGCTAAACTAATCCACCATGGCAACCCAGAAGAAACAACCCGGCAAGAAGAAGGCCCGCCAGCCCAAGTTCCCC